TAAATGAAATGTCTTATTAAATAACGAGACTTACTTCTATCATTTACAGCTTTTCATATATTATTAGTTATTTAAAACATTTCTAAAAGATTATAAGATATTTAACAATAGGAAAAATATGAGTAATGAATTCAATTACGGTAAAGGAATTCCTAAATCGGAATTAGATACTGTATTCAATTTGTCAGAACAACTGACAAATTCTAATAAAAGTAAAACAGTTGTAGAATCTGTTTTAGAAGATAAACTAAAATCCGTATCTTCTGGTAGTGATACTAATAAAACAATTCCAATTTTATTGTCTTCACAAGCAATTTCTGTTAGTGGAGATAAACTAACTAAAACAAATTATTTAAAAGCATTCGATATTGATGAAGATCAATACAAACATATAGCATTGACAGAAGATGAAGCAAAGAATCTTAATAAAAGTATTGCTAAGATGACTTCTGGTGGTGTAACAGCTGCTGCACCAATGATATGTAGAGGTTCTAAATGTCCTTTCTCCGAAACCTGTGTAACAGGTGATACACTAGTATCTATGAGATATGGAACAGCTAAGAAAATAAAAGATATAATAGACAAAGATAAAATATATAGCTTTGACACAAAAACACAAGAAATCCGTAGTGATTTTGTTATAGGATCAGTTATTCCAACAGGTAGACGAGAAGTCTACACTGTTATTACTGAACATGGACATTCTTTAAAAGTTACAACAAACCATTTATTTTATGCATATAACGGAGATGTATATTCATATATCTCTATTGATGATGGGTTAGAAGTTGGACATAAGGTTTTAGTTACTGATTTATTTTACAATGAAGAACTAGAAGCAGATATAGAAAATGTTAATCAGTATGGAGATCTTTTAGAATCAGAAATAGTAGCTATCGAGTATTCTGGTATAGAAGATGTATACGACATAACAGTGAATCTGAATTCTAATTTCTTTGCAAATGGTATCTTAGTTCACAATTGTGAACTTAATAAGATTAATAAAGCTCCTATAGGTTCTAAATGTATATATGAACAAACATATTTAAGACAGTCAATTGAAGGATACCTAGAAGAGTTTAATGCAGATCCAAGCAGAATAACTGAAATGCATCTTATATCCGAATTATCAGAATTAGACCTATATGAAAGAAGAGCTACATTAATGTTGGCTCTACAAGACCAAAATATGTCTCAAGAAGATTTTTACGGATTTGATGCCAATGGTGGACAAATAATAAAAGAAGATGTATCTAAATATTTCAATATAAAAGAGCGCATAAAAAAGAATCGCTTAAAAATATTAGAAACATTAATGGCCACAAGAAAAGACGCTGCAAAAGTTGCAGTAGATACACTTCAGAGTGGTGTATCATCAGAAATGGCATCATTAGCATCCAAAGTTGATATGATATTAAAAAATGTCGGAAACTCAAGCGGCGGTCATTATGTAGATCCAGCAATTCAGGAACTCTTAAATGCCAAGAAAAAAGAGTAATAAGAATAACAAGAATAATGGCATATATTTTAATAAAAATGATATGTATAAGAGCGGTATATTTAAGTCTGTCAAAAATAGACAGTATATGAAATACCGCTCAGCATATGAATATGCATTTTTTGAAAAACTTGAATCTGACCCAAATGTTATAAAATATTTGGCTGAAGCTATACATATACCATATGTGGACATAGACTTAAAAAAGAGAACATATATTCCTGATGTCCTAGTTCTTTATAAAGATGGCAGAATGGAGCTTTGCGAGGTTAAACCAACTATAATGCTTAAAGATCCAAATGTGCAACTAAAAGCAAGGGCAGCAATAAGAAAAATAAAATCTACTGGCAAAAATATGTCCTTCAGATTTGTAACTGAAAATGACCTATTTAAGAGTAATAAAGAATATTTAGCTATACTGGATAAAATAAAATGAATAAAGATTTATGGCAATATGTTACATCTTTCGATATAGAAACTACATCATTAACTCCTAATGGCAATATAACTTCAGAATATAATGGTGTAACAAGAAATATAGGCAAAGGTAGAATATGGTCTATAGGTGCATACGGAAGAAATAAGGATAAAACTATTGCAAAAGAATTCCATTATGATCCAGATAGTATTATAGATAAAAAAGCAGAATGGAATGCCCTAAAAAATAAAGAATTCTACTCTACAAATAAGGTCGTAAGAGACTATTTTGAATCTGATACTAAAAATTTTAGAAGTAATGATATTTACAAGCATATGGATAATGATATATTTGGCGATGGTGGTAATAAGAGAGGCATGATATTAATACAAAACTCTCAATTTGAAAGAAGATGGATGTCTTCACTACCATATTCAGAAATGTTGTCTATACATCGTAATATGATAGAATCTCAAATGTACAATGGTGAAAGAGTAAATCAGTTGTACAGACCGGCGGAAGTAAGTAAGCATCTACAAGATGCCAAGAATGCCAAAACACTAGCTGCTAGTGATAAAGCATACGACAGAATGATTGAAGCTTATAAAGAGATAGATAAAAGAATCTCATCTTTGCCAGCAGGTCAAAATAAATTTTATGTGGCAGACCTTATGGATTTTACTGCAGCAACATTAACAAAGGCAGCTGCTCAAGGTAAAGTTCCTGAATCATATTCTAAAATGGGTCATAATGTTGACTTCTTGGCAAAGTTAATGCTTGGAGAAGAAGAGATACATGGAGCCATGTCAGATGCTAAACAGCAGTATGCAATATTCAAAAAAGTGAATATGATAAGGGAAGAGCTTGTATCTGGTAATTTATCTGACGAAACAAAAGATATATTTACAAGGATGAGAGAAGCTGAACCATACCTAAGAGAAGTTATGGGTATGAAAGTTCTAAAATCTAACATTCAAAAATATAAAGAGACTGGCAAATTTGATACAAGACGTAGAGCCGGAGATACAACTATAACAATAGTTGACAATATCAGTGGTGAAGAGAAGAATATATCTGTTCCTAAATATGTATATACTGGATCAAAAGAAGATTCTATAAAACGTATAATGGAAGAGGTAGACAAATATGGTAATACATCTGCAAAGAGACATCTTGATGACGCATGGGCTAGATCTAGTGGTAATATAGATGATTTTATAGATATAATAACAAATATAGACTCTCCGTCAATAAATAATATAGAGAATTTAGCAGATAATGCTGTAGAAAGTATATTGTTAGGTGGAACTGTAGATAGCGATACAAAAAAGCTCATAGAAGAATCGTCAAAAATAGACCATAAAAAAGAGTTTATACGAAAAGCAGAAAACATATATGATACTAAAATAAAAAACATACCAATAATTGGCGAGCTATTACCAAATAACTTCAAAAAAGGGTATGGCGTATTAGGTCTAGGAGCCGCTGCGTTAGGATTATATGCATCAATGGATTCGTTTGATGATGATTTAAAGGTTAGGGCAATAAGAGAAGATCAACAAAGGCTAAGACAAAGACAGTATGCAGACCCAACTATAAGACAATTCCAATCACTAGATTATGCATCAATGCCAGCTGGTGTAGGAAAAGCTAACTGGGAGGAGCGGAATAAACACTATGAGTATTGATAACGAAACACTAAAACAACGTAAATCTAGGGCGTTTCAAAGAAAAGTTGATCAAATAGATTTACAATGGGACCAAACTAGTAGAGGGTCATCATTTAAAAAGAATATAGATTATGCTAAAACTATATTTAAGGTTGATAATAATGGTGCTCTTAATACAGGTCTTAGATTTGACAAAAGGAAGATAACAGGCGGATTTGAAGATTTGGCATCAAAATATGACAGTATGAAAAAGTCTGGCATATCAAATATAGAAGATGTCATGAAGATAAGGTCACAATCTGCAGCAAGGGAACAAACATTTGCACAGAGATGGCTTGGTTACGGACATAAAGATTTTCAAACACTTACATCTCCAAAATCAGGGGGAGGTATTGGTAATTTATATATGATGCCTTCTTATGAAGCATTTGCCACAGCCGGTGTTGGAACTCACTTAAATAGGGCAGCAGCATTCGCATCTGGTATCGGGTTAAAAGATGATCTTATGAACTCAATAGGTATTGCAACTGCACATCAAAAGAAAATTATGGCATCAAAAAGCGTTGGCAAGCTTGACAAAGTATTTGCAGGTGTTGCACCAATGATGGGTGCAGTGTTTTCAGGTGCAGAAGCATTACCATATTTGACAGGAGAGAAAGAGTCCACCATTACGGATAATGCTATAGTTAGCGTTGCAGGAATGGCTTTATCTTTAGCTGCAGGAACATATGGGTTTAGGGTTGGCAAAGAACTTACACATGCTGCAACATCGCTTATTCCTAAATTCTCAAAACAAGGTCAAGCATTAGGTAAGTTAAGTAAGGCCCGTGGAGGCCTTAAAATGGCAACTGGTGTAACAGGTGGTCTAGTTGGAGGTATTGGCGCTACATTGGCTGTAGATATGGCTGTAGACATGTTTAAAACAGCTTCTGACCAGAATAACTCTATCAATAGAGTTAAGAACGCACTGTATAAGAATGATGTGGTTGGCAATACATCTGTAAATACTAATCAGCTGTTAACTAGTAGACAAAAGGCTATGTCAGCATTAAGTAAATCATCATTGAATGATAAAGCGTATATAATGGGCAATGAAGCAGCAATATTAAAAGGAATATATTAATGGGTGTTATACCAATAGTTGATGAAAGTAAAATAAAATCTCCTGTAGAAATAGATATTCCAGATGATAAAGTTGCAGGCAGCATACTTGGACTATATGAAACATACTGGAAAGATTATCTAAAGAAAAAGAATTATAACACAGATCCTAATGAAATGTGCAGAATCTGCCAGATGAATCAAATTAAAAAGTTTGGTGAGATAACAATAGAGTGTAGTGGCCCAAAAACAGTTGTAGGCAAAATGCCAGATGAGATTAAGGCTAATTTCTCAGACGAAGAACTTGATAAGATAGAGCAAACTAAAAATCCATATGCATGGGCAGATGCAAATATAGATATAGATCAGCCAGACCCTGATAAAAGACTTTTTGCAAGAAGATGGCATCAAGAAATGATGGTAGTATGCTCTGCCAAAAAGAAAACTATTAGATGTGGACGACGTGCCGGTAAAACATTTGGTTTAGCAATAGATATCGTAGACAGACTAATAAAAAATGAAAACTATCAAATCCTAGTAGTGACCCCATTTGAATCTCAAGCAAAAGAGATAACAGATACAGTAAGAAAACTATTAAGAAAAATAAATCCAGAAATAGGATCATGGAATTCTTTGGTTTCACAGTCTGTAGCATCACCTTATCAAAAGATAACACTAAAAAATGGGTCTACATTAAAAGCATTTACAGCAGGTAATGATGGTGGATCAATTCGTGGTCAAGGTGCAAACTGGCTTATAATTGACGAGGCAGACTTTTTAACTAAGGCTGCATTTGACTCTGTAATAGCAATTCTGATGGATAAAAAAGACACAGAATTTACATGTACATCTACACCTATGGGTGAGAATATATTATTCAAATTATCAAATTCTAAAGAGTATAAAGAATTCCACTTCCCATCATTTGTAATCCCTCATTACAGTGATGAGATGGATAAAGACCTTAGGTCTTCTACCTCTGTAATGGGCTATATACAAGAGATCCAAGCAGAGTATGGTGTAGCAGATAATGCAGTTTTCCAAACTGAATTTATCACGAGAGCAGAAGAGACAAAACTATTAGCACCAATAGTTGATGTACTAATGAATAGGCAAGATTATATATTAATACTTGGATGTGACTGGAACGCAGACAAAGTTGGTACAAGAATATGTATTGTTGCATATTCTAAAAAAGAGGATAAGGTTTTTGTATGCTCTATGGATAATGTGAGAAAAGAAGGATGGACTCAAGTTGCAGCGGTTGAAAAAATAAAAGAGCTTAATAGGCAGTATATTCCTGACTTCATATTTGTTGATGAGGGCTTCGGTGAAGCAAACGTACAACAATTAAAACTTGTTGCGCTAGACTCATATGGAAAACTTCCAAAAGATCATCCAGATTTAAGATTGGCAAATGTACAACCGGTAAACTTTTCGTCTACACTAGACCTAGTGGATGTTGTTACAGGAGAGATACGTAAAAAATACTATAAAAACTTTATGGTAGAAACAGTAAAAAGGATGCTTGAAAAAGGTCTTATATCATTAAATAATAAGTTAGCAGAACCTATAGTAGAGCAAATGAAGGGCTATATTGTAAAATCTAGGAATGCTTCTGGAAGAGAGATATACGAAGCTAAGAACCCAGAAGTTGGTGATCATGACCTAGATGCCTTTATGATAGCGGTATGCGGCCTCCACATGAAATATGAATCAATCCTTGACACTAGAAGATATTCAGAGTATACAATTTTGCCTTTTGAAAAACAGACGTCTAAGGGTTATAATAGTCAAACTACTATAGAAAAAAGAAAAACAACTGATGAATTATCCAGAGATGCTAAAAAACTTTACGGAAGAGCTGGCTTAGTTAGACCAAGTTCTGGAAGAGCTGGAAAGCTTATTACTAGAAGTAGTGCATACGGTAAATTCAAGGATTATAGATCAAATATGAGTAAAACATATAGATAGGAATAAAATTAGATATGAATGCTAACAATATAACAGTTACAAATGAGACAGTACAATCGGATGTTGGCATATGCTATTTTGATCCAATTGATGAAACTATAAAAGAGATTGGTTCTAGCTATATTTTAAGTAGCAATTCATATGGCCCAATAGTACATAAGCTGATGGTTGCAGTTTCATCTAAATCATTGTCAAAAGTTAGCATTAAGCTTGTAGAGTCTGAAGACTTAAGTAGTAAACTAGATATAAAATTGTTGCCTGGCGCAGTGACTCCTTCATATTATGAGTTTGACAATGTTCCAAGTTACAACAGTATAAATATAAATGGTCCACTACAACCATATTCTCTGATACCATTCTTTATACATATAAGGGCAAAATCAGATATAGTGGCTATAAGCAACCTTCCTCTTGAGGTTTCATATGAACTCTAATCAAGTAGAACTATCAGATGTAATGAAAGTGATAGAGGACTTAGTTAATGCTAAGTCCTCATTATTCGAAAAATTAAAAGATCTAAGAGTTGCTGTATCACAAGAAAAGAATCCGGAAATAATAACAGCAATAGTCTCACTATTCGGTAGTGATAAAGTAGTAGATGGTAAAGCATACATAACCTTTGAAATGGTTACTCAATGTATGAGAGTTGTTTATAAGGCTGGGGCAGCAAAAGCCTCTGAATTAATAAAATGACAGACGCTACATTATTTACAGATTTAACTCAAAATAATATAACTGCGCAGCATAGAGCAGAACTATATCAGAGAATATATCCATTTATGGCTGAAGATTTTGTAAACCATCAAGATTTTACAACATTTATGGAAAACCTTACAAAATGGATGTCATCAATAGAGGAAAAGCTAACTAAGCAAGGTGCTGCATTAGCTAAACATACTCACGGTATCACGCCACATACACACACAATACCTCAGCATACACATATGATACCACCTCATTTCCATCCTCATGCGTATGGACCTACAGGCCCTGTGCCATTAGTTACACTTGTCGAAACACCAAGATCGACACTTCCAAATGAAATGCTTCAAACTCAAGTTCCTGAGGAGCCATCTGGAGTAAACTGGTCTACAGGAACAATACCGAATCCATATTCAAATACATCTGGTGCTACAACAAATCTTGTTAACTCCATAGTCGTAGGATCCGGTACAATAGGTGATTCAACACCAAGAGCAAGAAGGTCTATAGTAAACCCACAAGCGGCAACACCAGTAATTCCGCCATATTTAACACCTAATGTAGTATAAGGACTTTTATGGAATTAGAAAGAAAAGTGTCCTCTACGGACAACACTGCATATGCTACTGCTTATGCACAACAAATTGTTGACCATTTTGCAAAAGCTTTGCAAGAAAACGGATGCTTAATTCAGGTTCCAGCATCTTTATATATAGAATTAGACAATCTTCATAATCAAATAACAGATTATATAGATAGTGCTATAAATTCAGCGTCATTAATAGATGATGAGTCTAGTAATGCAAAACCAGATCAAAATGGTGTCACTAATACCGAAGATAGTAATACAACTGAAAATGGTATAACTAATGCAGCAGTTGCATCTGCTATAAGAAAAGTAAGTAATGATTGTTTTAATTGTTCAATTCCAAAACCTAAGTTTGACTTCTCTGGAATATTTGATAGATTAATAGCAGATATACAATCTGCGCTAAGTCAATTTGAACATATGTTTAAATATAAAAAATCAAATGTATGTCAATATTCATACTTCTTTTCATATTTATGCATACCAGACCTTTTAAAACTTTTATCTCTTATATTAGCAGCGATAGTAAAATTAATGTCAAATATTAATTTGCCTAGAATAACTATTGCAGCCTTCATAAATGGAATTTTATCTGCTATAATAGAGGCTTTGGTAAAGAATATATCTATACTTGCTAGATTCGCACTTACTCCTGTATTGTGTATATTAGATGCAATTGATTCAATAATCGGTCAACTGCCAACACCAGAAAATATAAGACAATCTTCATCAGAGGATCTTAAAAAACTTGGCGTTAGTGAAGAATTCTTAAATGGAACATACGATACAAATCTTAAAAAACAGACTGCAAGCCTAAGAGATGCTTATTCATCAAGAGTAAATAATCTTTCAAATTCTGCAACATCATCTATTCAATCTTATGCAGAAGAAGCATTTGCTCCACTTAAAAATACAATAAATAAGAGTGTAGAGTCTTTAAATAACAGCATAGCTGAATTAGCAGCATTATTAAATCATTATTCATGTGAGCCATCTAGATCTGGAATATCTATATCAAATTACTTATCAAATATTTCAGAATTAATGGCACTGGCAAATCTATTAAGATATATAATAAGATTTAAAGTAGGAAAGAGTGCGTATGAAAAACTGTGCAACACTCCAGTCGATGGAAGTAATGCGCTAAATGACAATGATGTAAGCGATATAGCTGGGAACCTATCTGTTGAAAATATAGGATCTATAATAGCTGAGACTATTGAAAGCGATGTTGAAATAATAACAGATGACAAAGGTAATCCAACTGCATTTATAGTTGATAAAGACAATAAGAATAAAGATTCTAATCCAAATAATTTATCGTTTTATTCATGCAATCTTGAGGACTTTACAAATTCTGTAAAAATACCTAATATAATAAAAGAGATAGTTGACCACGGTATTCCAACTGATAATATACCTGGACTTCCTAATGGCGGATGGACAATAACAATAACTCCTGAAGATAAATTTACTGCTCCGCCAGATGATAAAATGATAGTGCCTATACGTGATGATAATGGATGGGATCTTCCAGATCATATTAGAAATATAGTATCATTGATAAATAAATACGACGGCACAGTAAAAAATCCAAAAACAGAAGCAGATATAATCTTTGTAAACGATGATTATATTAACAAACTTATAAATAAGAAGACTCCTAGTCTTCCTACAAATAATGTTACAAATCCTGATGGTACAACAACTGCTATAACTACAAACGGTACAGAAGATATAACTCCAGTAAGAGAAAGAGAATCTGTTCGTAATATCATTGCAACATTGTCCCCAGGTAATAATCTCGGCATCAATACGCTAGATTGTGCTAGTGATGAAGAGTTGAATAATATATTGAAAAACCTTGGCGGAGATATTTAATGGACGCATTAGACGCTCACATCATAATGGAGACTAATTATCTACCTATTGGTGATAGAAAAATATTTTCCAACGCTGTAAAAACTGCCAATAAGATTCCTAAAAGAAGATTAGATACACCAGGATATTCATATTTTGGATCTAGAAGATATTATAGGAATGACGAATCTGGTTATAAAGGTCATGAGTATGACCTGTTTGAATATTCCAGAATAATAGATACAGAAGCAATTGTTGCTAGGGCTTTTGAAAGAAAAAGAGCCCTAATATTTAAAAATGGATATTTCTTCAAATCAAATAATGATGCTAATATAAAATATATTAAGCAAAGATTAAGAGAGATAGAATATGTATCCGGCGTTACATTTAAGTCTTTTATTGAGGAATTGACAAATAACCTTATTATGTTTCATAATGCATACGTTGTACTTGTAAGAGATAAAGACAAGTCAAACGGAAAAACTGTATTTATAGATGGCAATGAAGTTGAACCTATAGCTGGATGGTTCAATCTTCCAACTGAATCAATGCAGCGGAAGATAAAACCAAATGGTGAAATATCTGTATACAGGCAATATATAGATTCTAATAATTTTAGAGTCTTTAAGCCGGAGAAGATTGCTCACCTAACCTATAATAAACGTACAGGGTTTACTATGGGTACACCGCCATTAGAGTCTGTAAAAGACGATATAATGGCATTAAGAAGAATCGAAGAATCAGTAGAAACATTAATATATAAGTCCCTGTTCCCACTTATCCACGTCAAAGTTGGTACAGAATCAAAGCCGGCAACTATATTAAGCAATGGCGAAGATGAAGTGGCTTCTATGACTAGTGTTATGTCTGATTTGGACGATTATGGTGGTGTAACTACAAACGAAAGAGTTGAGATAAAAGCTATAGGTGCAGAATCTTTAGCTCTTCGTGTTGAGTCATACCTAGAATATTTCAAAGATAGAGTAATGCTTGGCCTAGGTGTTTCAGATCTTGATATGGGTATAGGTGATTCATCTGGTAAAGCTACAGGTCAAATCGTATCTCAGACACTAAAAGAAGCAGTAATAAATATGCAGCACGTAATTGCTGACTTTATTACACATAGATTCTTTAAGCCCCTTCTAGTAGAGTCTGGCATGTACTCTGCAGAGTATGAAATATCTGATGAAGATCTAGTTTCATTTGAATTTAATAATGTAGACCAGGACTCTCAAATAAAATCGGAATCTCACATATTAAATATGTTCAATAGCGGACTACTTACATTTAATGAAGCTAGAAAAGAGAACGGATATAGAGAATTATCTGAAGAGCAAATAAAGAATATAGGTAAAGATAAACAGAACATATTACCTCCTGCGGAAGTTGATTTAACTAAGGCATCTGCCGAATCTACTAGAGTATCTGCACATGCAGTATCTATTGCATCAAAAGAATCTAATAGTTCTGGAAACTCTACAAAAAGTGAGGGAAGTAAATCTGAAACAAAATCAAAAGTTTCTCCTACAAACCAATATTCTGACTCGTTAGAGTTATGTTCTCCAATAGATTTGCTAGACAGTATCGCAAAGTCTAAAAGTGATATTAATATAACCTCTCAAACGATATCAAATTATTTAAAATGCAGCATTGACAAAACGAACATATTTTCAGATAATATAATAGATGATATAAGTTCTCTTGCGGCATTAGAAATATCAGAGTTAAGAGATAACGAAAATACAATAAAGGATATTGACAATATCCTATTTGACACGTATATTACATTAGGGGACTTAGTTTGAATCATTTTTCAGAAAAGTCAGGAATCCCAATTATAGTTGATATAGATAGAGATCTTGAAATAAAAATTCAAGACTCTATTAAATCTGGAAGTTTAAAAAGTGTTACCGTTAAAATGGAGGCAACACATTCCGGAAAAGTAAATGGGAACTACTGGTATTACTCTCCATATGGGATGAGTAATGGAGCTAAAAGTTTTATTCGCCCATACGCCAAAAGGGTTACAAGAGATCATTTAGATGATTCTGAAACACTTGGCCGCGTAATAGAGGCAAATTATATTTCCTATAGTGATGCTCCAGAAAAATTACTTAATCCTGTAAATAAAAACTCTATTAGAGAGATAAAAGATTTTATAAAAAGCCCTAATTACAGAAAAAGTGATTATAAAGGGTTGGGTCATGTTGAGCTTATAGCGAAGATTACGGATCCAGACGCCATTAATAAGATATTAGACAACAAATATGTTTCTGTATCTGTTGGCGGTAATGCTAAATCTGCTATATGTTCTGTTTGTGGTGAAAATGTTAAAAACGGCCACAGGCATATGAGGGGAGCACAATATAATGGCGAACCATGCTTCTATATTGGAGGAGACATGGTTTTTGAACATGTCTCATATGTAGATGTCCCTGCAGATAAAAAAGCAGTATCAACATTAATACGAGATGCTGAAGAGCATAGATCGTATTTATCAATATTAGATTTTGAAACATCAACACAAGGCAATACAACAATGGTAAAACTGGACGATCTTGATAAGTCAAATACAATCCTTGTAGACCATGCTAAGGAATTAGGTATTAAAGACTTTGTATGTCCTACAGACATCAAAGATAAATCAAATTATGTATTTATCGAGGAGCAATCATTTCCTATTTCTGATGCATTAAGCGCATCATTGGTTAAAGATTTCTTCGTTACAAAAATTGAAGATTCAGAAGATAAACAGAGTATCTTGCAACTTGTAGATGAAAAACTAGCTGAGCTTGGAGTATCAGATTACGCATCTGTAATTGAGGGCGCCAAAGCAACTAAAGATCCAGAAAATGTAGTTAAAGACAGTCTAGACACTGGCGCATTAGCTGATTTAGTTGTAGCTAAAATTCAAGATTCATTAGGAATTAAAGCTAGTTCATATCAAAGTGCAAGAACTAAAGCATTAGCAAAAGAAAATCAAATACTTTCAAATAAAGTTGCTGAATTAGAATCACAACTTCGTGATTCATTGGTTTCTCAGATTTCAGCTCTTGATAAAATTGAAGACTCTGATAAAATAGAGAGATTTAAAGAAAGATCAATTGATTCTCTTATGGACAAATTGCAAGACATCAAAGATTCTCAATCAAAAGAAGTAAAAGAGGATAAAGAAGATAAAGATGTCAAAAATGAAGAGGGTACTGAAGTAAAAGACTCTCAAGATAAAAATACTCTTCCTAAAGATGGAATCACAATCACAGACTCCGTTGATGGTGAAGGGCAGACAGATACTGGTAAAGAAGGCGAATCTCAGAATCAAATTAAAGACTCAGAAAGCCTAGTCTTTAAAGATAAAAAAGAACTTGAAGAAGCGTACAGAAAAGTTCTGAAAGAGAAAGGCCTAACAAAAGCTTTACAATTTAAACGCAGTGCAAAAATTGCTGCATAATAGCTACTAATAGCGGAGTTTTAAAATATGTTTTCATCATATTCTATTAATAAAAAACAAAATACAAAACACTATAATAAAGGTGACTGGCAGACCCCAGCGGTGATGTTCTCTGAGGGTATGCACCCTGCAGGCCAGTTTATGCCTGCCCCATACTTGCCATTTGTTCGTGGTAAGGGCGAAGAAGTATACACCCATGTAGTTGTATCAACTGGTAAAGTTGTTGCATTTGATAGCAATGGTTATTTAGTTCCAGCTGGTATCCTAGATTCTGATGCTGCTTACACTGTAGTAGATGTACAAGAAGGCGTTGTTGGTCCTGATGGTAATCCTGTAGTAGCTGGCGAAAAAGTTGCTGATAAAATGAAAGCTGCCGGTATTACAGTTTCTGCCCCAGTAGGCGTTGCATTCTTCGACTACCTGCGTAACCCAGGCGGCGATGGTATTAACCCACTGGATCTGAACTTCCAAAACTTAAATTATCAAAACCGTGTTACATTTACAACTGACTATGTAGTTGAATTGCCTATTGTTGAGAGCGATGAAGTTTATGCTAAAGCTCCTATGGCTGGCATTGCCGCATTTATTGCTGCTAAAGGTCCTAATGCTGGTACTGGTACAGTTGCTGATTTCACCACAATTAAACCTGGTGATTTTGTATCATTTGATAAAAATTCTAACTTGATCGTTACTACAGATAAGACAGGCGACAAAGTTATTGGTCAAGTATTGCAAGTTGTTAAACCTCGTGCAAATAGCATGTTGAAATATGTTCGTACATCATCAAATGGTGGCGGTGAATTGAATAAGATGCCTGGTAGTGCGACTGATGGTGTTGGTCACAAATTATCATATTCTGGTGGCTATGGCTTAGTTCGTGTTAACCTTATAAATAGATAATATAGCAAAATAAATTAGGAAAATACATAATATGTCTACAACAGAAGAAAAACTGAATATCAGAGACGAACTACAGACCTTACACTCTCTGTTTAAAAACAATGGTCGCGATATCACTGGTGAAGTGATGTCAATTAAAGATACATTGGCAACTCCGAACATCGCTACAATTATGAAGCGTGTTATTGAGGAAGTTGTTCTTGAAGGTATCGAACCAAATCTTATCGGTCAATCATTGCTGCAACGTATCGAATTCAATGGCCCATATGTTACTGAAGTTAAATTCCGTACACTAGGCGCAATTGATGTTGGTGATATCTCTATGGCGGAAGGCCAAGAATATCCAGAATTCAGCACCACTAACGGTGGTGGACAAGTAAGTGCCATTATCGGTAAATACGGTTTGGCTGTACGCATCACTGAAGAAATGCTGAATAACAACCAATGGGACGTTGTTGGTTATACCTTACGCGAACTTGGCAAAGCTATGGCTCGTGCACGTGAAGAAAACATCTTCAATGTAATTAATAACGCAGGTGTTGTTGTATTTGACAACTTACACCCTAACCAATCTCTGTTAGGTCGTACAACTGGTCGTGACCTGTCTGGTGCTGGTAACGGTTCATTTACAGCTGACGATATGTATGATATGTATGCCTCAACTCTGGAACGCGGATTTACTCCTGACGTAATTCTGTGTCACCCATTGGCTTGGGCAACATTTGCTAAAGATCCAGTTCTGCGTGAATATGCTCTGCAAGGTGGTGGTCTGAATGATTGGTTCAACACAATGCCTAATGCTAACGTAGGTCAAGGTAAATTTATTCCTGAAGTTTGGCGCAATGCTAACCGCTTGTCTGGTGATACTGCTTTCAATCCTACCGCAAATGAGCGCGTTGGTACACAAGAAAGTACATTCAACTTCCCATCATACTTCCCTGGAACTGCTGGTCTGCGTATTATCGCATCTCCACATGTACGTTTTGATCCAGTAGCCAAAACTACTGATATCATCATGATTGATACTAAAGAACTTGGTGCTCTGTGTGTTATCGAGAATCCTACTATGGATGAATGGGATGACCCAGCACGAGACATCAAAAAAGTTAAAATCCGTGAACGCTATGGTATTGCAATCTTTAACGAAGGACAAGCTATTTCTGTTGCTCGTAATGTAAGCATCGAGCCTAATGAAATTGTTCTGCCTCCACAAGCAATTGTTAATAATATCCCACGTATTCAACGTAAAGACTAATATAAACCCATAAGTGTTTATTGGCTAATTGGGAGGTAGGGTCTACTCCCTACCTCCCTTTTTTATTGGATTAAAAATATATGCAAATAAAAATTAAATTAGTTGGCTCATCATTCTTATTTGGTGAAAAGTTCTCTATGATAAGAGGACAAGAAAAAGTTCTTGATTCTGACAAATTAAATATTGCAGATCTTGAAATTATCTCACATTACATTCGTTCCGGTACATTGGAATCAACTGCCAATGCTGATGATATTATGAATATTGCCCTTGAGTTGAGAGAACAAGTTTCAAATGGCGACACAGATAAAGTGTTTCATCTTCAAAATGAGGCATCTGTAGAAGTTGTTGATGCAGAGATTGTTGATGAAAATGGTAATGTTACAACAACCGCTGAAATTCTGGAAAGAAAACAATTGAAATCAGATATGGAAACATTTGTTGCAGATAAAGTTGTTAATGCCAATGGAGCTCAAGCTCTTGTAGCACTTAAAAATTCTCCATATCAAACTAAAGAAGATTTAGAGTATGCATTAAATGCAGAAGTTGAGTCTAAAAATCGTAAAACAGTTGTAGCGTTAATTGAAGAGCAATTAGCCGCTCTTGATGCTAAACAAGAAGAGCAGATTCAAGAAGAAAAACAAGAAGAAGTAGTATCAGAAGAGTAACATAATTATGTCAGATAATATATTAAAAGTATTAAATTCAGAAGATGAATTAAAATTTATGCCATTAAAGGGCGCTATAAAACTTAAATTATCTGGCAGTTACTTTCCATATGCGCTTAATGAACATATATCTCTTAAAAGAATTCATAATAAAGAAGGGATAAATCATTATTCTAAATCGTATAGTGATATGTTCAGAATAGATGAATTCAGAAAAGAGGAAGTAGATGTAGGGTATAAAGATGGCGTAATAACAATTATCCCTAAAGAAATGTTTCAGGACAATTCCAAATACGCCCTTTACATTGATTCCGGTTTAATGAGTATATCAAATGTTCATCAAATAAATGGCAATGATACTGATCTTATATCAAGCACCCTTAACGATAAAAATGTTTTAATAAAAGTTTCGTCAGGGTTTCTCAACGAAAATAATAAAATATTCGTAGCTAGTGTATCTATTGAAGGGCAGCTTGTAGAAAACTCTAAGCTAATAACAGTTCCTAGTAACATTAATATTAGGGGAGTAGATATTTCATTTAAAGATGGATTTATTCCTCATATAGGCGATGAGATATCAATAACTGTTACAGCATCACAAATACTTGATAAAGATTTCAAATTAGAATTTGGAACTGGCACAGCAAGCCCATTAGAAGATAAAACTCCTAAATCTACATCTGGCAGGATAGGCGAGTCAGACCTAAAAGAGTTTTACAACGGCTTAAGTGGATCAAACACAGCTAAAACGACTGATGGTGTAACTACAAGTTCTGTATCATACAGGCTTGAAGTAAGACAACCATCAAAAGCTATGATCGTATTTGATAAAGAAATAGATAAAGACACTACAGATATAAATTCATTTGATGTAGAATTTATGGAGGCATTTGATAATTACCATTTATCCATGATGGGATTATATGAACTGTCGAGGTATATATTAGAATTCTCTATAATTAGAGGCGGAAAAGTATTACAAATAGAACTAATACAAAATGTAGACTCTAGTGCACCAAATGTAATACGTAGGTGGAAAGAATGACAGAGTTAGTAGACTATAAAAAGCTTGCAGGAGATAATTATCTTGTAAGAGATCCAGAATTTAAAACTGGGCCAACATTTATATATAATACTATTGGAACATTTGCTATCCCATCTGTACATTCTACATTTGACGGATTTGAAGGTCCACCAAGAGCAATCAAAAAAGAGCTTATAAGAGAAAAAGTCCAAAAGGACAATGGTAAAACTAAATATGAGACTGTAGAAAGAACAACATTCTTATATAGAGAACCATTTCATACTTTTAAATACTTTGAAGCTTTGGGATCTACATATGGTATGCATGAGATAATAAATGACAGAGAAGCATTTGATGGATCATTCGCATCTATTATAGATAGATGGAAAACTGAGCCTGCATACATTGAAAAAATGAATGCACTAAGATCATCTAATGGATATTCATATAACTCTTCTACTATAAATGGTTGTGCCATAACTATACATGCGAATATACAATCTGATGGCGAAGTGTCATATTCATTTAAAGATCAGATAAAGAAAGACCAATATGACAATGACTATATAGACATACATATTGGGGAATTCCATCTTATGCCTAATACACCAAGAAATATTTATAGGTGTAATTTGGCATATGATATACAGTTTATAGAAAAAGGTTCTGATAATTTTAATTCAAATATGGATAAAACAGCACCTATGCTAACTGGAATTCCAAAACCTAAAGCTACAGAAGATTCTCCAGTAGAATTTTATTTCGGAACAACAAGGTTAGTAGATGAATCAAGTCGCCCTAAAGAGTTCTACGAAAAAGATTTAAATATAAGACATCCACAATATCTTGAGGCAGGCGCACAAATAAGATGGAAATCTATGAGTGAGCAATGTCAATCATGGGTAAGGATATATGATGGATTAGATCTAAAGCGTGTAATGTCAAAGAATGTATACAAACCTGGCGCGTATGTATGCAACTCAAAAGTCAAAGTAAATCTTACAAAGCTAACAAAGCTTATCAAACAAAATAATCCTGTACCATTATCTACATTTAAAGTTATAATATATCCGCCATCATATAATGTACTTGCATATGATGTAATAGATAGGGTTTCTCATCCTCATTTCTCTATGTTTATATATGAAATGGATTATATAGACTTTGATGTACAAAGAAATTTCAAATCTAGTGGTGGATTTCAATATTCAATAGAAATATATCATAACGATAAAGAAACTCTTTTGTTTAGAGATTCTACGTCAGACGAGGTAGAAAGATATATAGCTCCACAATATGCTAATATATTAAAATATGGACTATGGTATCATCATACTAATGGTAATGATTTAAAAACAATAGGAAGAGAATTCCCTGAATTCTCACATACATTCTTAGAATATAAAGGTATAAAAACAGAGGATTATGGAAAAATACGATACTATCCAAATGAGTCATTAATTAAATTTATTGAGAGTAATGGCGGCGTATATATTTCTATAACCACATATGATGGAACTAAGAGAGAATAAATGGCAAATATCGAATTAAGACTTTCTACTGGTAGTGCTACCAATAAATCAGTTTCAAATATTAGAGATTCTATTGGCGGCAAAATGGCCGAATCTGGTACAATATCTCATATAATAACAGAGAACTCATTCAAACTAAATGACGTATGGGATGATATAAGTCAGGCTGATAATGCATCTAATACATCTGATTATAGATGTTTATATATTTACAATAATCCAACTGGACCAAATAAAGGCCCATTCTTGGGCACAAAAATATACGTTGGTGGCGTAACATATGCTAAATTTACATTAGCCAAAGTAGATGCAAAAAATACAGATGCTAATATAGCAGCATCAGAAACAACCCCTCCAGATGGTATAACATTTGAAAAATATACAAAAGAAAACCCATTAAGACTTGATACACTTGATGCAGGTGACAAATACGCAATATGGATTAAGCGAACAGCAGAGAATGTATCTGGAGCAGGTGAAATTAGAGAAGCATTTGAGCTTAATATTGTAGGTTCAGACTAATATAAAGGATAAGAGATGGCAGAGATAGAATATGGAAGTTCAGGCAGCACTAGAGAATCAGTAATGGATTATTTTGATATCTACCTGCCATCTAGTCTTCTAGATAAGTTTGAAGACAGGGTTGATAACTCTTGGGCCCCTGTAAACGGATTGACACCGTGGGAATCACCTTCTGGCAGAGATGCATTAAATAAATCTATATTGGCTATGGCCTCCGGATTATTTGATAACGTTCCTACACCTAGATATCCAGATGAATGTGGATTTAAAAAATTTAAATTTGAGAGAATTTATAAGAGTTATGATACTGAACAGTCTATATCAGATGGTGTAGATATAAATATATCTGGACAATCTTATTTCTCAAATGAATTAACAAACAGATTATTTAGACATAAATTTATGTCACCACTTATAAAGGCATCTAACCCTAGTGAATTAGAGTACTATAATTCAGAGATTAATATTGGTGTGACATCAACAGTATTATCCTTATTGATAAATAATTATATAGTTAATAGTGGATATACTTTTATAGGCAATAAGAATTTTGTAAAAGCAGAAGAAAAAAGCAGAAAAGTTCTTGATGGCGGAACATCTAATAGAACAGTAATGATACCAATAATGATATCTAGAAATCTGAACTATGGTGAAAATGCCCCAAATGGAATACAGATAGATGTAAATGCCTACAATACCATAGAGTTGGATCAGGATTTTTCTGAAGACCTAAACAAGCAGAAAATTTTTAATGGTGTAACATTTTTAGGGTATAAGAAGAAAATTACTGGTGTTTCAGTTGGCGGTGCACATTCATATAATAATGATAGCAATATTATCAACGCTATAAGATACACAGTAGGTCAAAAATCATTTGCTGTTGCATCAACTGTTCATTGCGAAGGAAATAAGTATTCTGAACTGACATTGATTCCAAGTGTTGAGAGAAATGCTAATTTGAATTTATCAGGATTAAGGTATGATAAGTTGCCAAAAGTAAAAAATCCAACCGAGTTTTTCATATACATCAATAAAATATATGAGGATGGAGGCAGCTACTATATAGATATATTTGTTCCAGATAAAACTATTAAAGTTTGGAATCAGGGAATAAATAATTATGAGGATAAAAATGTAAAGGATATTAAAATATCTAATATATCTAAAGCTTCAGCAATGATAAGTGTTGATGTATGGAACTATATAGATCCATTTTCAGGAGTTTCAGACGAAAAAAACTCTAATCCTAAAACGCCAATGTTTGAGGGTGTAGACAGTAGATCTTTACCTGGGTTACTGAATAATAATAAAAATTTATATAATCTATTTGTAAATAGTATAACAGGAATGTCAACATATGGAGTGTCAAATCCAGTAGTTGTTGGATCAGTATTTTCAAACACATCTAATACATTCTGTGGATCATCAATCATAAAAGATAAATTCTCAAAAGGCGCTTTTATGGTTATTATAGTGGGTATACAATACAACCCATATCTTGAGGACGACTTTATAGGAAGCAAGGTTAAAAACTCATTTATGTCATATATAAATGAGTTTACCCCATCATCATCTAGGTATGACGGAAGTCTTAGTCAAATTGCCGATATGTTTGGTGTAAGTATAAACTTTAGGCCAATAGGAGGCAAAACAGATGTATTTGAAGCTTGATGATAACCAAAAAAGTTCATTAAGGTATCCTTCACTCTCGTTAAACCTAAAGGTCGTATTTGATAATTATAGAGTTAGAACTTTTAAAAGTTTATATAATAATAAAACAAACACTGTTAAAGAGAAAACATTTAAAACTCAATACAGGGTTAAATTTGGCGATACGACATATAAGTTTGTAGATATATATTATATAAATAAAAAACATGTATTCAGAACAAAATCATTCCTGTCAGAATATATATCGTATTCATTATCTGAAAAAAGGATAAGGTATAAATCTGGATATCATTTTAGTGTTGCGAGTAAAAGAGAGCATACGCTTACATTTAGAAGTATATTTAAAGTTAAATTTGGATATGTTAAACGTAAAGTAAAATTTAAATCTGGATACAAAAATGATAATGTAAATGGTAGAGTTTATAGATTTAAATATTACGACTATTACAGTTATCAGAAAACTAAAAAATCTGAATCTAAGTATATAGGAAGTTATATATCAACACATGTAAAAGATGCTCAATATAGGTTTACTTCTGAATATAGAAATGATGACTCATTCCTATTAAATATAAGCGAGGGATATACAGTAGATGCATCAGGCGGTAAAATAATAATAGATCCAGAAATCTTAAATCTTAATATTGCAAAAGATAAGATACGCGTATTCTTAAATATGCCGCCATTATTTATAAACTACTGTTTTACTATGGACTCTCAATTTGCACCTATAGCAGTAGAAGATTCAAAATATGTTATAAATATATCAAACATATTATCAAGAGTATCTGTAGATATATCAGATTTATTACCATATATCTCTTTATCTATATATAGACACAATACAGAAAAAGTAGATACAAGAGTTATAAAGGCGGGAAATATATTTGTATCTGAAAATGTATACGATCATAATGTGTTCTCAAATCTATTATACAAACGAATAGATGTAAGAGACGAATCAATACATAAAGGTAAATCCTCTATTGTTCCATCAGATTCTCAATTATGGAATATTAAAATCAGAAATAATGGAGAATGCTGTCTTAACAGAGTTATCAAAATTAAATCTGGTAAAGTATCTTGCTATATTCCTAATATCACTATTAGGCACAATGTTAATAAGATGTATGAAGATACAACTCAGCAATCAGAATTTATAGCTAATGGATTTAGACGTATTCCTTCGACATATATAAGTGAAATGAAAATCTCTGAAATTATAGAAAAAGCTAAGATGTCCAAACTTGACGAATGGACAAAACCAGGACTTGAATATCAGTAGAGTGATACAAAATGATTAAAGCACCAAATGGCGATATTTTAATTGATAAGAATATAACAGGAATTGAAAATCTGTTAGAACTTATAGTTGATGCAACAGGTCTCCAAAGGGGAGACATAAGAATAGATGAATCTACTATTAGGGAAGTTTCTGAAAAAGACAGAAATACCGCTGTTGATGTTGAGATTACTAAAGGCGGCCACACAAATAGAGTGGTCGCCTATTATAATAGGGTATCACTAGCAGAAATAGGTAATGTCGAAGCAGAAAAAAATAACGATGCCGTTTTAAATTATATAGATGGAGAGAACGGGGACTTTAGTACAGCATTTAATGACAATGCTATTAAAACTAAATTAAAGAAAACAGTGGCCGATAGAGTTAATATTCCTAGTGATGAAATAGTAGTTGAATCAATTGATTACAGCAAAAAGTATGAAGGTTACACATCTGTAACATTTAAAACTAATGGAGATAATGCCAAAACAATAAAAGATAATTTTACTGTTAAATCATGGTATGTTCCACCAATATATACAATTAATGATGAAGATTTCAGGAGGAAGCTTGGTACTCCAAATGATTTTTCAGACAGGGTGTTTATAGAAGTAAAAAATGATAGGGATCTTTTATTAGATACGAGTATACATGTGGCAAATGGACGTAGAAAAGCTAATAATCCATTATTTTTCCCTAAAGGCAATATAACAGATTTTGAATCGACAAATTACAGCTATGGAAATTCTGATGATGAGCTTGTTGGATATTTAGTTGATGCGTATCATACCGGAGAGATACAGGATTCTGTTAATAATAAGTATGAGATAACCGAAGTTAAACAACTTGAAAATGGATTCTCTAAAGTATGGGTTGAAAATAAAAACAAAGACATAATAGACCGTAATGGATTTTACAAAATAAGACAATTTGACCTTAATCGCCATGCACAATTGGTAATATTTAAAAACGATTTATCAGACACGGTAAAATATGTTCACGGAGTTATACGAGGATCCCATTATTATAAAGAGTTTCATAGTGATGATAATAAAAGATATACTATATTTTATTCAACTAAGGAAGGGTATTTGATATACCCAATAGAAGATTTATTAAATAGCTTAGGTCTTGAATATGAAGGTGAATTAATATATCTTAATCCTGATCCTAATGAAAGAAGAACGCCGCCTAGTGACTTTAAAATCCCAGAGCTTACAGATGATAAAAGAAAAGAGTTAGATAGATATTTTAAAATTAAGAAAAAATATAAATCATCCGACATACAACTTTATGGCGTAGGTAGTATTGGATTATTTAATCTTAAATATGGTCAAGTATTTAAATTTGAGAAAAAAGAAGTAGATAACAATTCCTATAGTGAATCTGGAAGTGATGTATATAAAATACATGGAACTGCAAAAATACTACAGCGAGAATATGACTATAATAGAAATGATATCATAAATGATGAGAATAAAACGTATTATTCACACTCAAATTATGGAAGGATATATAGACATGAAGGAAATGCCGTATATTTTGCAAAAATGACAGCAGGAACATCACACTCTGACGAAGAAATAAGAGAAGAAAAAGAACTCATAAAAAGAGAGATATTTAATAGGTACGGTTTGCCTTACAACAAGATAACTATAGACTGGGATAAAACTTTATCATCAAATTTCAATAAAATATATTACAATGTAAAACAGGCTGTATCATGTAAAGAAACTTCCGAAAAATTAATACCTGTTTACAAACGTATAATTCCTGAATTCACAGGGACTCCTGCAATAAGTGCCGACATAAGATATGTGAATAGGCAAGAATTAAAAAATACAGTAAGCAATGAATACCCTATTAAAAGGGAAGCTCGAGAACTCCCAGAAGATAAAAACTCTGTAGAAGAATATTATTATTTCTCAGGCGGTTAGACATGGAAACACTTTTAAGTAGAAATACTGATACTAAAAACGATCTAAAAAACCAGATTGCATATATGAAAGCAGTTCCAGAATCATATATAAAAATATTAGGTATAGAAGAAGACAGAAATGGTGAATATGGGTCAATTAATGTCAAATATTCATATGCTGGCGAGGAACACACTGTATCTGTATTAAGATCAATTTTAAATACAATTTTTATATATAGTCCTTCAAGAGGAAGGACATATGAATCGGGATACAGTATATTTTCTGATATGGATCTAAATAGCTGGACAAAAGATAAACATCTTAAATTTGTATGTGACCAGCTAGATATACCCAGTAGCGAGGTATACCTAGAAGATATATCCATAAGTCTTAATTATTATAATGATATAGTAGTTGGTGCAATTATAGCCGCAAATGAAAATTCTCAATATACGTGCGGCAAATTATATACTAGAACAGTATACTATACTCAGAATTATATTAATGCGTATACAGAGAATATAAAAGAATTATTACCAAAAACATTTAGGCATGATTATGTTGAGGAATATATAAAACTATATAATGACTACCCTGGGGACATTCCATCGGAGAAATTATTAGAGTTGGAAAATAAAAAAATACAAGAAGCTGGTAGAGAATCATTTTTTGTAAAAATTCCAGGATACACATATGATCCGACAAATACATATTATGAGGATGATTTAAAAATACGTATTGGAGCAATATTAGAAAAATATTTATTGGGAACATCTAGTGGTAGAAATATTTATAGTATAGGTAGTGCACGTTCATGGGGATCATATAAATGGGACGCAAAACACTGCCTTATTGCTGGATTAAGAATAGATGGCGAAAATGAGAATGTATTTGGAATGTTTTCCACAAGAAAGCTTGATGTTACAAGAGATTTAGTCCAAGTTATGCCAAAAAGAGGGTATACCAGGAATAGTACAACAAATAAGTCTATATATCTTTCAAATAGAAATAATTCAAATTATTATATAGAATCTATAAAGCATATTGAGGGGTCAAAGTTTAAGCTTAGATCAGATCCACATTCTGATACTGTTATATACTATTCTGGAATCAAGTTAAAAGATTCATATGCCGATAGTGAACTTGAGGAATTTAAAAACTCTATTATAGCAGGAATAGAAGATCAACTATACAATGTATATAATCTCCCAAGATCGATTGCTTATATTCCATTTAAGAGTGGGCTTAATGCTAAATATAATGATAGTGTAGAATTAAGTGTAAATTATAATTCTATAATGATGAAACCAGGGATATTTACTATCAAAATAATATACGAGAAGTAAAGATGAATAATAGAATGCTTATAAACTCTATATCAATAGGATTTAAAGATGAAACAAAAACAACGCTTACAGGTGTTGTTTTTGATTTTGATCTTAATCCATTTTATGCATCAATAAGAGATATAGAAATATCCTTCCCTACCGAAATATCATTTTCGGAGGATTTTGTAGTCCGTTTGAATGAAATGATATTCAGAAAGTCTGTCTGGATAAGTAATTACATAAAAAGAAAAAATCTCAAATTGACATACGAAGAGATATATGCAATATGTAGAGACTATGTTATATGTGCTATAGTTTCTGATGTTGCAAATCTTTTATATGGAACATCATCTAAGAATGAATCAGTTAAAAAGATTCTTGGCGATTTTACTGTAGAAAGAACTAAATCATCTAATTCTGGTAATAATAACTCTAAGATAGCCGATGAGGCTAAGGAATGTGCCGAGTCTATATTGGAATTAATAGACGATATGTCCAGAGTTAAAGCTATGGGATTTGTAAAAGGTGAAAATAACTGTGGGAATAAATCTAGCAATAGATTATGGCATAGTCCTAAATTCCTTAGCAAAATGCCTATAGGGGCAAATAAGATATTAGAGTCTGACGGAAAACTATATAAGACTGGATACGGATATGGCAACGAATCAGAGCCCCTTTATACAAGAAATTGACCTAAGACATGAATTCCAGATGTTGTTTTCTGGAGGAGAGTTCGTAAAAAAGGGTGAGACTTATATATATAGGAAAGTAAGAATCAAAGATGGCTCAAAAGAGAAATGTTCATGTTGGAATAACATATCAAATGAGGGCAGATCTGACTGTCCTCATTGTGATGGGATAGGATACCTCTGGGATGACGTATTGCTTAAGGGTCATATGTGGATGCCTAGAAATACATTAATGCCGGGAGAAAATTCATATAAATCTTATGGCGGTAAGGCCGGTAGACTTAATAACTCTGAATGGCTAATGGCAACATCTTACTCTTTAGACTTTTCTGATAGAGATATAATATACCGCCCAGAAGTAGATGATAGTGGAAAAGTAATACTTCCAATAAAACCAAAAAAGACATATTATATAACATCTGTATATAGATATGGCTTCGATTTTGATAGGGAAGATTTTACAGTCTTAGGGTTATCAGAAGTATGACAATACAAGTAAACAATGAAAATGATTACGCACTAGATCGTCTCCATAGAATGTCTATTGATAATAGCTTTGTTGTTACAAACCCAGACGAAGTTTTAAAGAATTATAGGAAATTGACGATTGACAAATTCATAGTATTCCTGTATTCTTTACTAAGCAATAAAGAGATGATTTTAGAAAACCCTGAAAAGGGTATTGGGCCAAAAGATAGAAATAAATTCTCATTTACAGAGATTTATCCAGATTACGGCGATGTAACTAACACTCATAACAATGTTACTTTTGAAATATGGAGCAGAGCTCCGGCAACATTAAAAGCTACAGCAGTATCAACAAATTCCACTAAATGGAATAAGCCAAGGACATTATTTGAAAAGAAAATGTCAGATGGAGATACATATGAGTTTAAAGAATTTATATATGAAAATATATTAAAATTTACAGTTTGGTCAGAAAAAGCAGATGATGCTAGAAGATTAGCAACGTCATTGGAAAACTTTTTTGCCGATAATTATCACGTATTAAGGATGCATGTAGGTGGACTATATTATGAGGGCAGAAGCCCAACAATATTATCCTCAGACTTTGGTTCAAAAAGATTATTCGGAATACCCTTGGTTTATAAAGTAATAACTGAGGAACCTGGATATACACGACGTGGAAATATAGTATCTATCGATACTTCATTACAAATAGTTGACTCTTTATTAAACGAAGAGCTCGAAGAACTACAAAAAAGAATAAATAAAAATTAATGGAGCATAATATTTATGGCTACATATGAAAATCTACCAGGCGTAAATCTGGAGCTTTTAGACGGTAATTTAAGAGTAGACGCTACATCAGATGCCAATCGTGTCTTAATTATCGGTCGTGCTGAAACAGGTACATCTGGAAGAATATATAATGTTGGTGATACCAACAAGGCTGCTAATACATTTGGCCCAGAATCTCCTCTGATCAGAAAGATGTCTGAAGCTCGCTTAGGTGGTGCAACAGAAGTATCCCTGTATCGTATTGGTGGATCTCCAGCATCATTAAATGGTCTATGGGGTGAAGGTTCTCAACTTGCAACAGTAGAAGAATCTGTTGTAGCTGGTGACAGCTTCCGTATTTATTGCGGTCCTCGTCCTAGCAACGATGGTAAATCATGCTTGATCGTATTCAAGGGTAAAAATATTGTTTACTCTAACGTTCCTGGTTCTGAAATTGACCTTAACCAAGTAACAGTTACAGGGTTTGATGAAACAACAGGTGTTGTAATCGGTACTCCTACTGAACCTGTTTTGATGTCAAACATTATCCCAGTAACCAAAAAAGGTGAATCAAATCACATTAGTAATGGTGTTAATACAGAATTTAGACTTATTGGTACAACAAAAACCGATAACGTTACAAATGTTGTTGTTAAAGTTAATGAAGAAGAGAAAACATCTGGTACAGATTATACTCTAACCAAAGATACTTTAAATAACTACTGGAAAATAAAATTCAATTCTGCACAAGATGCACGTGCAAAAATTAATGCAACATACGACTATATCGCTACTGGTAATGAAGCTGGTGCAGCTGTATTCAGCGGCGACGGCTCTAAAACCAAATTTGTTTTAGCAGGTACTCATTCTAGCAGCAATGTTACAATTGACCGTGTTATGGTTGCTGGTGTAGATAAAACATCTGAAGCCACAGTTGAAGACAGCGATGATAACCTAAGTAAAGCGCTTGTACTGCAAACTGCTCCAGGCGATCAAGAAGCAATTGCTGTTGACTACACTATCGCTAAAACAGGATCTTCAGTTCCTGGTACATTTAAAGAAGGTAAAGACAGTCTGAACTGTACATGGAAAGAATACTATGAGATTCTTTACGCTGGTCTTAAAGATCTTGAAACAGTAAATGCAATGTCTGTTGTTACAGACTATGCAATCGTTGATGCACCGAATATTGCATCTGGTTCTACTGCTAAAGACAGACTGGAATATGTATATGTTTCAGAAGAAGATGGCGAATACAAATTCGAATGGTCTACATCTAAAGTTGTATACCGTAAAGGTAGTGGCACTACACTGAACTCTTCTGAGGCAGATATTAATGGTAACGGACAACCTATCGTTTACAGACGTTATCATGAGGCTGATTTTGCACACTTGCTGGCAGAATTCGCATACAATATCTCTGAAAATGAACAATTTACACTTGTAACAATTGGTACATCAGTTCCTCAAACTACATCTACATTTGCAGTTAACAAATGGGTTGGATCTGCTCCTACCTATGATGCTGCTGGTAATATCATCACTAACGGTACTGGTCTGCTTGGTGTTCGCCATATGGTAGAACGTGCTGACCAAGCTCAAGGCTACTACAAAACTTCATCTGGCTTCGTTGACGGTGTTGTTCAAGTAGATAGTAATGGTGCCAATATTGACATTGGTAAATACCTGTCAGTTGTTCCACAATTAGTTATTACTCCAGCTAGCTCATCTACTGGTACATCAACCAGAATCACAAATGCTGCAGCTATCTATGCTGGTCTGTTAACAACAATTGTAGCTGGGAACTCTACTACAAATGCTCCTCTACCAAGATTGAGCCTGCCATTTGAGATGAAGAAAACCAAACTGAACCAACTGTCTAGCGCTGGTTATGTAACATTCCAAACTAAGAATAACACTGTTCGCGTAGTGTCTGGCGAATTGGCTACTAACATAAATTCAGACTATGATTATGTTTCTACATCAATCATCATCAACTCTGTTATTACTGGTATTCGTAACGTATGTATTCCTTACATTGGTAAGGGTCTAACAGAGGCAACTAAAGTTGCTCTTGATACAGCTATCGAGTCTGTACTTGACCAAGCAGTTGCTGCTGATGCAGTAGTTAAATATGCTCACGTTGTTAACCAACCTACTGTTATCAACGGAAAAGGTACTTTAAACGTAGCGTTAACAATCGTTCCAGCCTTCGAGCTTCGTGAAGTTAACGTAGCAGTTAAATTAGCTTTAGATCTTTAATAAAGAATAGGAGAGGGTAATCCTCTCCTTAACAATCAGGATAAAATTATGTCAGAATTTAAGGAATACCACAGCTTTGGTGGTGTAGATATCACACCTGTATTCGGTAGCAAAGTATTCGGCGAAATGTCAATGGTTTCTTACCGTGTAGACAGAGAGAAAGCCCCTGTATTTACAATGGGTTCTCCTGACGCCAAAGCAATTGCACGTGGTAAACGTTATGTTTCTGGAGCTTGTGTCTTCACTGTATTCGACCGTGACTCTCTGCTTGAAGCGATGGATGAACAAGATAATACAACCGTTTATCTAAGCAAACATGAGTCTGCAAACTACCAACGTGGTGGTATTTACAGTCAAATTAATGGTGGTAAATATCAGGACGGTTATGCATCTACTGCTGCTTCTGCTGCAACTAGATCAGGCGGTACAGTTGCTGCTGACTACAACTTCACTGCAAACAGTCTTACTTCTAATACAAACATCAATAACGCATTGCGTACCAAAACAAAAGCTAACCTTGCCGACCAAGTATTGGCATTTGATATTAGCCTTGTTGCTACAAATGAATATGGTCATACATCTAAGATGGTAATCTACGGTGTAGAACTTATGAGTGAAGCTGGTGGTGTGTCTGTTGATGACCTTGTTCTAGAAAAACAAATGTCATTTATTGCTAAACGTGTTTCTAACTGGATGGCAATTGACAGCTATAATAGCAAATAATAATTACTAATCCTTTCGGAGCCACATATGTCATACGACAATATACGAAAGGGAGAGTATCATTCAGTGGGTGGCGATGCCACCCACATTATTTTTAACTTTCCTGGATACGGCGCACTGTATATGGGAAGTTTGATATCTCTCTCATATCAGACATACAGGGATAAAGTACCTGTCTACAATCTAGGAAATACTAATATTGATGGGTTTGCTATTGGGAAGAGATATGTAGCTGGCTCTATTATAAAAGCAATGTTCCTAAATGATGACCTTAGGGCATTCTTAAATGAAGTATCAAAAGATATAGGTCTAAATAAAGATATAGATTCTATATACCAATTAAAATATGAAAATTCTAAAACATATCATCATCTTATGATGGATGATATATTGCCATTCGATATAATAATAGTATTAAGCTCTGAGTACGGAAATTTTTCAGTATCAGAAATAATATATGGCGCAACACTTATAAATTCTGGTCAAGTACATTCTATACAAGACCTTATTGTTGAGAACACAATATCATTTGTAGCTCGTGATGCTAGACAGACTCTTGAAAGTTTGAATTCTACAAAGTACAATATAACTACAGGTGGTGCAGGAACAAAGGCATCTGAGCTCTCAGATACATCTAATACAAAATATAAATCAGATAAATCAAATAGTAATCCAGATCAAGAATGGTTTAAAGATGCTTTAGAGAAATATAAGTATCAGGCAAATCTTGATGGACAACTTACTGCAGATGAGCAGAAAGTTATATCAACATTATCCCAATTGGCAGGATTAGGAGAGGATCCTAATTATAATTGGGAATCTTTACCGGCTGAATATAAAATATATAAAAATGATCCATATACAAATGGTGGCACTAAAAAGTATGTATATCCAAAATCTCAAGATATAGATTCATCATCTCTTACTGCGCTAGATAAGGGCGATAAATTTATAGTTGATGATGGTGATACATTGGTGTGGACAGGAGGTGTAAAAACATCTACAGGAAGTGACTATAGTGGTAAATTTACTATACGTCTCTTGGGGATAGATACTCCGGAAACAGAACATAAAGACCTGAAACCTCAAGAATATGGATATAAAGCATCAGATTTTATGAAGGAATATGTAAATTCGGGCAAATGGGATCAGGATGTAAGAGATGGTGTAGTTAAAATTGCTGGCACAGATGTTTATGGCCGTACCCTAGTGTATAATTACAATTATGTACTGGCAGCTGTATCTGCTGGCACTGCACATTATATGGACGGCGGTGTCAAACAAATAGGTGAATCAGAGGATAAAAGAGCCAAGCTTAATGAGGCCGCATTGGAAGCTAAAAGAGAAAAACGTGGATTATGGGGAACTGGCAATACAGTAATAATGCCGTCTGTTTGGCGTAAAAATAATAAGAAATAGGATAGTGAATGAGTACAATAACCGCATTAATTGATAGAGATGATGGAACTGTAGATACAGTTTATGCATCTGAAAATAGAGATGGAAGTGTATCATTAACTACCGTAAACTCGGGGACTGGTGAAACAAGAAGTGGAGCCAGTCCAAAAGGAACTGCTAGGGCAGCTAATACTTCTAATAGTTCAAATAAGAATTCTAAAACAGGTACATTGTATCATGCAGACGTAGACGAGATAGAAGTTGAAGGCAAGAGACAACCAAAGGGCCATAGCTTCGTAAACGGCCTGTATAATAAATACTATTCATCAAGTGACTGTATGATCTATATAGAAGATATATGGCTTGATAAAGTTTCTGGCATAGGTATAAATGAGTCACTGTCTAGTGTCCCTATATATACAATAGGAAATTCTAGGTATAGTTTCCTATCAAGAGGAAATAATATAGTAACTGGTTTCATATCTATAAATAAATGTACTAAAGATTATTTGCCAAGAGTTCTAGAAAATATAAATAAAAATTCTGAGTTTAGAAAATTAACCCCATATGAGCAAATGCAGCTTACATCTGAAGAGTTGAGAGTATATAAAGAAAAAGAAGCTGCAATGGAATCTGGTAAGGTGTCTAATAAATCTGTATTAGACTGGGCAGACTTAGATACATTTAATATAACTATATCATACAATAATGGGGACCCAACTATGGCTGGTGTAAAACAGTATGTTGATATACAAGAAATAAGAATAATAGGGTTCGAAACTAGTATAGATATAGGAAGTGATGGACAACTAATAGATGGCTACAGATTTATAGCTAAAGAAGTAAGAGGATAATATGTCATTAACAGTAGACGAAGTAAAAGGTTTAAGCACATTACCAGAAGATGATCTTACAGTTGAGGAAGCGATAGAGATATCACAGAAGCTGGAAGATGAAAAAGATAAAGAGGCCCAAGAAGAGTCAGAGATGTCTCTTATAGTTAAAACATTAGCTATGCTTGAGGATGCTCCAACAGAGGCAGATATTGAGAATTGGAAATCTCAATACGGAACAATACATATATCAACTATACTTAATGGATCAGATTTGTACTTGTGGCGCACCTTGCGTAGACAAGAATATAAACAATTAATGAAAAGCGGATTCTTAAATGAAGTCCTTCGCGGGGAAGAAGCTATAGTTAAAAAATGTTTATTATATCCTAAACCAGACGAAAAGTTTATGGCAACATCAAGCGCAGGTGCAGTATCATCACTAAAAGAACAGATAATGTACAAATCTTCATTTGTGCCAGAGTCTATAGCTTTAAGCCAAATAAAGGTTATATAATATGAATGCAATAGGTGTCAAATCAGGAAGTTTAATAATTCCATTTAACGATACTGATATAGAATTAGGTGGATATATCTATAGAAATCTTGTAGTTATTGCAAGAATGCTTAACTCCGTAGAGTTACAAAGAATCCTTATGATGGATCTTGAGAGGGGTTATGTAAGAGAAGAACTATACGAGGATATATTTAGAGAATGCTATATATCAATTCCTGGAATAGTCGGAGATATAAATTTTGATGAGGCACCTGCTGGGTTTATAACAACTGTCGCTAGTGTAATATTATCTAAATCATTAGAGTATTCTACTGACCCACAAAAAGCGTTTGAAAGAGATAGAGAATCTGTGTCTTTATTAGATCAAATGGCTGCAATAGTTTCCAGATATATGAACACTCCATACTTAGAAGTTGTAGAGCTTCCAGTAAATAAGTTATTTGAATTGTATGCAATATGTCATGCGACATATCCAGAGCATGTAAAAGAAATAGTTATAGAAGAACCACAAAACAATATTCCTCCGGTGTAATCATGTCAGCACAGAATTTAGCAGCAAATATATTTGGTCGCAAAGTATTTGACGAAGGTATACAGCCAGGGGATGTAAAATCCCCATATAATATGTATACTTCAGACGATGTAAATACGTATGAAGATATACAGGCTACAAAAGAAATTATAGGCTCTATAACAAAGTATGGATTATCAGCAGGTGCATTATTTACAGTAAAAGAGCTACTAAAAAGACAAAGCGCACAAAATAAGCTTAGAGACTATATAACTCTAAGTTATCTATCTGAATCAATTAACGGAACAGCAGATGATGCTGTACGAGCATACGGCGGGAGAGTCACCTTAACAAACTTAGCAATGAATACTGCTAGGGCGTTTGAGGAGCTCTCCCCTTTTTCTATTTTAAAGACATTTCAAACATCTCATATTATGCAGCCGTTTGCAACAAAAACTGGCGAGCATTTTTTCACACCAGAATTATTGAAGTACCAGAAAAAATATTTTGAAGAGCTTGCACATAAGTATGGCAATAGAGGTATAACATCTGCCGACATATCTACTGGCATGTTATACAAAGATGGCAAATTATTTTCATCTAGTGGTGAAGAAATAATAAGCAATGCAAGACTTGTTACATCTGAATGGACAGGACATACAGGTGGCCATGATGAAGGGTCAATGTATAACAAAATTTTAAGAAGACATATCTTGAGTCATCAAGATATGAGTGCACAGTCAAGAAAAGAAATATTTGATTTGTCTAAAAATATACTTGATACAGAGGCACCATTTACTGTTATAGCAGATACAAAAGACACAAATATTAATAAAGGCTGGATAAAATCTGTAATAGGTCAAGGTGTAGCACAAGGCTTTAATATGGTTAATGAACCATTAGGATTCGTTGAAGAACTTGGTGGCACATTGTTCAATGAAAACAATAGCGTATTTAGATTTATAAATAAATATGGAAAAATAAATCCGCATGCAAATGCGGATATGAAAATAGCTGACTTGGCAGTTGGTTACGTTAGGCATGGTGCCGTTAAACTTGGTATACTTGGTGCGGCATATTATACACTAGATAATATGGCCAAAGTAATTGGAACAAGTGGTAGTGGATATGATCAGGGTATAATAGAGGGCATATCTACAACGGCTGTAAATGCAAAAATAGCATATGCTGAAATGGTGTCAGATAGATTTGAAGAGTATACTGCACAACAAGAATATGTTGCACCAGGATCAACATCATTATTAAGATTAGCTGGATTCCCATTAGCAGGAGCTATGCTTGCAGGTACAGTGGCATATAGTAAGCGTGTAGTTCCATCTGTATTATCAGATGAGGGATATAAAGCTGGACAAAGAATGGCCCATGCACAGGGCGATGTTATAAGTTCTGGAGTTTCACAACTTGTAAGTAATACATCTATAGAGTCTTCATTAGGTAGAATAGGAAATACCAAAAAATGGGCAATGAGAGGCGCTTTAGCTGGACTTGCATTAGCATTACCATTTTTACCTGGAGCGTTAGCTGGTGAATCATCTGATTCAATAAAAGACAGATATCTGTATGGCGAAGATGTAGAACAAAGATCAAATGCATTATGGTTTTCAGGATCAACAGATATAGAAGGTGGAGGTATAAAATACTTCACTAAAAACTGGTATCAAAGACTGATGGCCGGAAATAAAGATAAAATATTATATGGAGATGGAGATACAAAAGAGGAGCTTAATCCTTTTCTAAATCCGATAGATTATCTACAAAATCCGTATAGACTTGAAGAGATGCACCAGGATGATATGCCTTATCCAATATGGGGTATGGATGTATCTGTTGGCGGATGGGCCGGTAAAATATTTGAACGAACAATAGGTCAAATAATAAAACCGGACAGAATAAATCCAAATATGGCGCAGTTGATGGAAAATCCTAATTCAATAGGTCAGGATTACTACGCTAGTGATGAAAATTCATATACATTCGCTTACAACTTCGGTGATATAACAAGAAAGCCTAGTTTTGAAGTTCCTGTAAATTATTCAAATGTAGAACAGTCATTAATAAACGATGACATGATAACAAGAAGGAAGAATTTAACATATTCTCCATATGCAGAATCAGCGCAATATATATATAATTCTGCATCAGACTATATAGGTCTTAAAGGATGGGCTATATCAGGGGCGCTAAGTGAATTTTATGTTGGAGACTTTTCTCAAAAGAATCAATTAGCAAGATCAGGTGAATCAACAAATGTAGCAAGAGAGTTTGTAGAGCAAAACCTTGGTGGATTATTTGGTGCAGCAGATATACTTCGCCGTATAGTTCCAATGTCATCTAGTGTACTGTATGACAGGGCTAATCCATTACATAATAGCGTTGCTCCATCTTGGCTTCCAAGTGGAGAATATTATACAGACTTTTCAAAGGGTAATTATTATGGACATGTTGATCTAGGCTACGATAGAATGCCGGGATTAGGATACGAATATTATAACCCAGAAGTAAAAGGCTTAAATCTAGAAGATTACCCCGATATACATAAATTTAAAGTATTATCAGATGTTGCATACGGTTCAAGTGAATTCTATAACGCAAAAGAACTAATGGAGTCTAAATATAACTCTGGAGAGATGACGGAATCTGAAAGAGCAATATATGAGACTACATGGGATCAATTACAAAGACGTGCACAAAAGAAAACATTTGCAGAGTATAAAACGGACGAAGATTATGACAGTGTGTCAGTTGGTGGAGAACTTCTTGGTAAGTTGTGGGAAACAGTAACACATAATGCAGAACTTCCAACAGAAAGACTTACATTCTTTAGACCTGCTGGTAAACTACTACATCAAAGAACAGCAATAGAGGATTATGAGAAGACTCAACTTATTGCATCTGATACAGCATTATGGAATGAACCATTCAAGCATTTTATAAGACCATTTATGGAGGAAAGTTATAAAACTTTCGATAAATCATATATTCCTGAGCATACTCAAGAAAAAAGAAACATAGATAATTACTTTGATGCATTAGAATACTATAAACAAATGAAGGTTTATAGAGAAAATGCTAAGGGTAATTTATTTATAGCAAATCAGGCCAAAGCTAAAGCATATAAAACAACATATGGTGCATTAGCATCAGGACTAGATTCTGAATCAGATGTAAGTTCTGCATACATGGGGTTATCTAGCGAAGAGAAACAATACTTTACTTCATTCGTTAATGCAAAAGATTCCGATAGAGAAAGAATAGCATCTATTGTTGATGGCAATAATATATCAGAAATATATAAGATGTTATGGAGTAGGAAGGATGTTATAGAGTCTGGAGGAGATATATCAGAATATCTTCAAGATGAAGAGCGGCAACTTATACAAAGCAATCGTCAGGTATACAATGCTTATGAAAGAAGTGGAGATGCCGATATAGGTATATCATTTAGGGAGTATCTACAAGAAAAAAGAGCAGAGAAACTGATAGTAGATGCAACAGGTATGCCAGATGAAGAATTTGCAGGATGGGATCCAAGATTAAATGTCAAAGATATAAAACTTAGAACATTAAATATTGGAGGAGAGAATGCAATAGAATTTGGATACTATCAGGATGATCAAGATGCTCTAAAAAGACAATCGGCAATATTAGCAGAAGATCAAGTAACTACTCAATTAAAATCTATAAGAAGAACAAAAGCTCAGCAAAGATTTGATACTTCGAATATGATAAAAGATGAATTATACCGTAATGGTATAAGAGCAGTAAATGTAAATATAAGCAATAGTGGTCATGGTGATTTTGATATGACCGTATATAATAGGCAATAAATATGGATCCAATTAAACAACCTAAATTATTACTAGGTGGCGCAATAATAGGCGCTATGTCACAAGACCCAGAAGACCATCCAATAGCATCTGCATTAGGTATGGGAATAGGAGCTTATGTAGGTAATTCACTGCAAATATCTAAAAGGGTATTTAGAGCTAGAAAAGAAATAGCAGACGATATATCGTTTAACAGGGCTGACCTTTCTGGATATAGAGGACTATCCAGAAGGGCAGCTAATAGGTTCGTAGATAAATTTGCTAGGAATGCAAAAGAAATGCATATGAATCTAAGTGCCCAAGCATATGCATCTCTAAATATAGGTAGATTTGGCAGTAATACAAACAGTAGAGAAGCGCAGGTTGCTCTATCTGAAATGCATAAACTTACACAACAGGGTATGCAATCATACAAAGAGGCCGTAAAAAGAAACTTCTCAATGATATATGGACAAGATATAACATCTGTTATTGGTAATGATCTATTCGATAATATATTTGAATCATGGTTAAACAATAAAAACCTTGAACAGATAAAACAAACATTGCCTGCCCATATAAAAGATAAAAATGTATTATCTGCACTGCTTAGCTCTTCAATGCCCAATGCAATAACTGGCATATTAGATGCAGAAACTGGACTCCTTATCCCTACATCTAGTCTACAAAAACTAAATCTTTCTAGTGTACCAGAAACAAACTTTAATAGAGGTAAATCTCTTGATCTAAGTATAAGTGCAACATCAGAACAAAAGACTAATGCGATAAAAGAATATCTTGTAAAAGAACTTAATTATCCTGAAATAGAGGCATTTAGAGTAGCCTCAAATATAGGCAATAATACAGAAAATAGCAAGATAAGCTTTGAAGACAATAAGATAAGTATAACAAAAGATGGTGTTACTGGCTCATTACATATGGAAGAGTACAGTAAAGATGGGTCTAAATTTGTATCTAAAGGCGGGAATATATATTCTGCTGAATCATACAATCAATTCCAGCTTCTTGGCGATAGTACAAAAGTAAAAGGCAATGTATATACAAATACAGGTGGACCATTTTCATCATCATCTCCAGAAGTAAAATCACAAGCATTTACTCCTGTAGAGTCAATGCTATTTGAACACTTAAATACAAATAAATCTCTTGAAGAAGTATCTAAGAAATTCTCTGACAGAATAGAATATATAGGCCCTAAAACAGATTTAGTAAAACTATCTGATATGCCTATAAAAAATAAACTTACTAATATAAGTGAACAATTTTACCGTAATGATATAACAAGAGAGATACAGGGTATAAGATCAATTAATGCAGAAGAATATAAAAATATTGTTGAAAATATAGAAATAGATAGGATGAGAAATGGTCTTAATCCCGGATTCAATAATATAAGACACTCTGACCAAGCAAAAGTGTTTATGGGTGATAACAACAAATCTGTATATACCGGTATAGTGTCATCTCCTGATCGTGATGCTACATATGCGTCACGAGGAAATATATCTGTATCTGGCGATAATAGTGAGCTAAATAGAGCTGTTAAGGAATTATCAAATAGTGGTGTAGATGCATCATCATTTAATGGTGTTAAAAGTATAGGATTTAACGCTGTTGGATATGACTACAACTATAGCTTAGGAAGCTGGGTAACTGGTACTGCTATAGGCGACGGCCAATCAATAATACAAGAGTCAGATTATACTGTTAGAAAAGCAACAACTATATCACTTGGCGACAAAAATTTCGTAGCATCTAGTGATACAGCAGAAAAGATACAGTCACTTATAAACGGTACAAATGATGGCCCAGTTACATTCAAGGGTGGAGAACTTTTAGGTTTTTCAAATGGCGAAGAAATAAGGGCGCCTAGACATTTCGAAACAGTAGAATTATCACAAGTAGTAAACTCTGCAGGGAAATATAAACTAATTGGTGCCGGTACATCATCTCTATCAAACAATGATGACAACATTGTAAAACTATTCGGGGATCTTAAATCTAATGCAATCGTATTGGATAAACATTCTTATAGAAAAGCCATGTACGGATATGCAATGTCAGAACTTGGACTTGTATCGGCAGATACTTCAAATGGACTGAAGTTTTCTATAAATAAGTTTAGCGAAATAGGCAAGAATAATTTTCATGCTTTAGTAACTGGACTTATGGCTGCAGATGAAGAGCTGGGAAATACAGGAGAAGGAACTAAAAAATTCTTCGATAGACTTCTAAGCCTTGTAGACACATCTGATAATAGCAATGCTAGAAGAATACGAGAATATCTTGAAAAGAATTCTAGTATAAATTTTGGCGCACAATGGATGGTTAGAGGATCTGACACAAAAATAGGTTCACAGATATCTGAAGCAGATAGAGCTATTAGAAAATATAGATTTAGCCCTGATAAAGATACTCTAAAGAATATAGTAAATAGAATAGTTGATTCTACAGAGCTAGATTCTGAAGGTAGAATAAGTCCAGCAGGAAGAGAGTTCGCCAGAATCAAAAAAGAAATAGACGTTTCTGGTAAGATTAGTGATGCTAACCAATCTAAACTTATAGGTGCTATATTCGCAAACAATGCGATGTCAGATGGTAAATCGTCTCAAACAGCAATGTCTACAATGATAGACATGATAAGTAAAATTGGCTCACAAGCTAACTCTACTGTAAAATTAAACCTTGCCGGTGTTGATATAGATGTAGATCCTAATAATATAGAAAAAAGTATAGCTAAATATATCAAAGAATCATCATCAAGAATGATTGACTATTCAAATGGCAGAATAAGCCCAGATGATATGTTTAAATCACTACAAGATGATTTTTCATCATTATATGGAGCTATAAGAAAAAATAATAGGGCTGCATTAGGTATGAGTTCATTTGGTGTCTTACAAGAAGGTACAAGGGAACTTACAGGTTCTAATACTGCAAAAGCGACTATGGACTGGATGGCATCAGATCAACTTAGAGCAGCTGGACTATCTATGGAGTCATTAGAGTTACTTGGCGAAGCAAATGAAGATGCTAGATATGAGTTAAGGTCTAGAAAACTGCAAACAATGGTTGATGGACAAAGTGTAGACTCTATATTTGGAGACGATCCTAAAGCTATAAGAGATTTATTCGAATCTAGAAATAGAGAAGAATTCGCTGCTAAACATCTGAAAGATCTTGTAAACAATGATGGGGTTGCATCTGTTAAATTAGTAGTTCCAGATGGATTGTCATCTAAAGATATAGGATTAAAATCTTTATCTATAAATCTTCTGAACAGCGATAATAGCGGTATAAAAGATATAAACGGATCAGACGTTATGGCTGATACAGATAAGCTAAAACGTAATACCCTAGTATCAATGATGGAATATCAAAGGGCTATCAGAGATGGCGAAAATCAAAGGTATATAGATATAGCAAAAGAATCATACCTAAAGGATCTTGAAGAACTTAAGGCAAAATTAAAATCTACTAATACTACAGCAGCAAAAGCTGCTACAAGAAGAACTGCTAGAAATGGTGTTACAGCAACTGCAATTTCTTTAACAGGCGCTGCGGAAATTATAAGGGCAGAAGAGGAGAAAGCTGGACGTAATGCCGTATTCTTAAATGAAGAGACTGCCAGAGCATTAGGATTTAAACTAAACAGAAAATCTAAATCTCCGTATGAAATAAAAAATAGTTTAGGCTTAGTAATACGTACACCGGCATCAAGTTCATTAAGTGCACAGGCTGTAACATTCTTTGTTGATCCGTCTATAAAGCAAAATGGTACAGTTATATCTATGGGTGAAAACCAGTTAGCATCAGCATCTGGGGACCTTGATGACGATAAAATACATGTATTTAGAGCAGACAATATAAATAACCATAAATTAAATAAAGAATTAAGAAATTTGATGACATTGCAAAATGATATATTTGTAAATGAAAAAGAGTTCTTAAAAACATTTAATACAAAAATGGCAGAGATGGAACAGTATGGAGTTGTAAATCCTTTAAAATCTGGAGCAAAAACTGTTGCAGAAGATCAATTCCAGGAAAATATACTTAAACAGGTTAAATCTCAACAACGTAAATTTAGTGCTGCTGAAATAACTGAGTTCCAACAGTTGTTGTCTCAATCAATAGAAAGCAAAAGAAGAGCTGATTTATCTGAAGCTGTAAAAGCATTAGGAGTTGATGATCCTGCTAGGAAAATTATAGAGGATTCTATTAATAAAAGAGCATTTATGGCTCAGGCTGTAGCCGGAGCAATGCAAGAGAACGTACTTAAAACTGTTCGTTCTGGATCAAATGCGAATTCATTATTAGAAACTATAGCATCTATGAGGGAATCTGCAGGTAGTAGTAGATTTGCATCATATAGCCAAATAGGTGAATGGGTAAAAGGTGTAACTCCTGAAATATTTAATGGCGCAGAGCATTTTGTTGATATTGGTAATTTTATAGGGGATGCAGTATCTACATATGGCGCTGATATAACTATAAATAATCCAAATATGGTTGGTTCTAAATATACTGGTAAACAAGCTGATAAAATAGAAGCAGCAATACCTAGAGTACCAAAAACAGTAGCAAGAGAAGCAGATATTAGCCAAGAAGTATTGTCAAAAGCTGCAACTAATGCTACTATTGATACTGCTACTAATATAGGAAATCAAATTATTTCAACTATAAAAGCTAACAAGAAATCAATACTCTTAGGTGGATTAGGGTTAGGAATAGTAGGATTAACAGTTGGGGCAGAGTCACCAAGTACAACCTCTCCAATGTATAATTCTCCTACTGCAAGAACAAATCCTACATTACCAGTAATAGAAAACAATTCTGCATACATAACAGATGGCGCACAGGCACAATCTGTATCGGTTGCCGGATATCAAATAGATAATAGAAGTAACGACAGATTGAAGCAGTCATTAAAAAGTATGCTTCAAGGTGATTCTGTGTCAAGAAGTACAATTAGGTTCCAGAATCAAAATTATTAGGAATAAGAAATGTCAAGATTTACCTTTTCAATAAATGGAATATTGGATATAGAACCAGTTTCTGTTGATAAAGTCAATAAATATTATACAACACAAAATGAGTTCTTAAGGGACACATCTGTATTGACATCTAAATCTCGATTTGCGGAGTCGCTACATTTAGCGACTTTCGCATTCGATTTGTCTAAAAGTGATAGTGTCGAAGAAATGTGTGACCTAATATCTATATGTAGGTCATTCCCATATATGTTCATAAGGTGTGAAGCTATGGGAACATCAGACTTAAGTATGCTAGGCTTAAGTATTGGTGATGGATACTTCATGTACGCACTGCATGAATATGAAATTGAATTAGGTGCATCAGACAATATGCAAGGGATGGCTTTTGTATCTTTAAGATTACAAACTATCAACTGGAAACCTCTAGCAAAAACAATAAAATTCATATCTATAAATCAGCAATCTGAGTCAGAAAACAATTCTAAATCAATATCCTCTAAATCTAAAAAATCCGGAAAATATAAAACAGAGTACGAGTTAAATCCTGGTGACTCTAACTTAATGAAAAAGTTAGTAGACTTTTACAGAAGGGATGTTGACAACTACAAAACACAAATAATAAATCAAGGTTACAATAGAGACTTTGATCTTTATCTTGGATACCCTATTGTATTCACAGATGCAGTTAAGCTGCATCGTGAATTACATGACTTATGTTGGGGAGAAGCAAGGACTTTTAGAATCCTTAAAAAAGTTGATTTGGCCGGAACAGATGCAAAAGATGGTCAACAAACAAATGCGAATATATCTGAAGTTAAATCTGATGAGGAAGTTAGATTTGATGAAACAGGTAGAATAAATGTAGGATGGAAAAGAGAATTAATAGGCGGAACTAATTCTACGAAAAATAAAGATAATGTGGCAATACAATCTATAAATATAAGAAGACGCAATAGATTTGCTAATCAGACAATACAAGATTTTAGTTATCCATATTGTCAATATCTTGGACACTCTCCTACAGAAATAAATATATCAACAGTGACAAATCATGAAGAGGGAATGGATGCGGCATCTGCTGCAATGGCAATTGACCGCGTAGATGAATTTACAAAAAATATTAGAGTCACATATCCGGCATTAAAAGGTTTAGATGTAATAGCCATTGAAAATCCAATAGTTAATGCTATGGGTGTAAAATATGTAATAATAGATTCATCTCAATCATCTACAACTGGAAACATGAATAATATTATTACAAATAACTATTCATTTGTAGAGTCTGATTCTACAGACTTCTTGGAGAATAGTAAATTTGTAAAAGCTTCAAGTAAGGAATCTTATAATGATATATTAGCTCAGGCAGAGACAATAAAGGATCTGCTAGCAATGGCTAATATAGAGTCTAAAAAGGGCGCTAACACATCATCATTAAAAGATATGCTTGATAAGATAAACAAGCCTATAATAAAGGCTATTGATGAATATAAAATTTATATAGATTCGGCAGTTAAAAAGGCTGAGGATCCAACAGCTGATATAGGTTTATTCCTTGAACCTATGCTTAGAAGTAAAAAGTATAAAAACATGACAGACACAGAAAAGTCTACAATGTTTATCAAGGAATATCTAAAAGTAATAAAAAGTCATTCGGCAACACAGTCTGAGGAAAGGGTTTTAAGAGAGCGTCTTAGAAGCTTTGAACAGGCAGTTACAAGAGCATATAAAGATGCTCTTGGTAGTTCATTTAATAAATACACTATTGACGCATTATCTAAAGATTTGGAAAAGGAAAAAGAATACTACAAAACTCATAAAAGTAGTACATCTTTTTCTGGTGAAGCAATTCCAGATATGAAATATAAAGAAATATTTCACGATATACCAAAAACAGAAGAGTACTCTTCATATAGTGATTTGCCATCATTACCATTCGTGTATGACCAACAAATATTTGATGGCGAAAAGATAATGGCCAAATGGGAACAATCTTCTCCGCTTATAGATGAGGTACTTGAAGATACAAATGCTATGGTGAATGGACCTGGAAGTAGCACCGACAGAACAAATAACTTCACAAAGGTCAACGCTGTTGCATCATCTGGAACTATAAATCCAGATGGAACTGTGTCTGCTGGTAGTGTAGATAGCGTAAATGGACAACTAGATGCTAAAACACTTAAAGGTGCACAATTAGGTGTACATGGCGCATCTGGAATATGGCTAAAAGATTTATCGTCAATAATGAAATATGTTCGTATATCGTCTCCTTTTGGTATGAGACGCGGAGGATTTCATCATGGCATAGACTTAGCTGGCCCAACAGGAACTCCTATATATGCAGCAACAACAGGTAAAGTTACTGTAGCTTCCAATAGAGGAAGAGGTGGTAACTCTGTATATATTCAACATGCTGGGGGTATAACAACATGGTACATGCACTTAAGTGCTTTTGCTGTTAAACCTGGACAATCTGTAATAGCTGGCCAATTAATAGGATTTTGTGGAAGCACTGGACATTCAACTGGCCCACATTTACATTATCAAGTAAATATAAACGGCAAGCCTGTAGACCCTGCCGCGTTCCATAATTCAATAAATGGAGTAGGACGTCAAAGTAATCAGCAAAGTCTCACTCCTCCAGATTCAATCAAGAAGAAAAGTTGGTTAGAAAACCTTGGTGCATCAATTGCCGGAACTAATGGGCAATCTGCAGTAGGGTTAGGTATAACTCCTGCAGGATCAGATAAGCAAAAAGCAAAAGATGGATTAGCATTACCAAAAGAATCAGCAGCTATGCAATCTGCAGTTGCCAATGGATACCAACCATTTACAGACTATAACTCTTATAATCTAGGTGGAAGCGGAGACCTTAAAGGTGTAGCAGCAGCATCTAGTGCCGGGTTTACAAGTCAAAAAGGTACATCTCTTATAAATAGTACATTGCTTAGAGATTATGCAGGATCAATAGCAGCAATAGAGTCAAGGGGAAGATTAAATCCTACTGGGAATGAATCATATTTAGGTATGTATCAAATAGGTCTAGATGGACTTAAGGATATAGGATGGATAAGAAAAACAGCTCCAAGACATAAATCATCGTTATACAATGATGCATATTGGACAATCCCTGGAGGATATAAAGCCTTTATATCTAGCAGAGAATTACAGGACCAGGCATTTGTATTATATACTCAGAAGAACATAGACTACTTATCCGCTAAACCAGGATGGAATAAATTAACATTCCAGGATAAGGTATTGGCATTAGCTATGTCACATAATGGTGGACATAGCGCAGGATGGAAAGCATTACAAGGCAAAGATAGTTATGATGGAAATCGTACATCTAGACAGCAATATGGTAGAGTCGCAATGTCTCTTTCAGCAGCTGTTGCAAAAGGTAACGCAGGTGTCGGCATGTTCAGTAGAGACGCTGCAGGGTATACATCAAATTATTATGACAATGTGGCTGTACAGCGTAATAATGAAGCAGTAGAATTTAATACCGATCCTACGCCTTGGGATCCTGAACTTCAAGGTAAGGCAAGAATTTCTAACATGGTAAAAGATTACACATGGGGACTTGAGAAACTTATTCCAACATATAAGGTTTATCTTGTTCATGGTAATAATGAAAATACATTATTTAAACTTATAAATACCAGTGTAGAAGCAGTATATTATGAAATATCTACTGTAAGAAATATCCGTGTAGAAATGGCGAACCAAGATAATCCTGTTGCTGTTGCATACTTTGAAGTCCTAAACTCTTTAAATACATCAACAGACCCAACTACTGGCTATAATACTGCAGATAAACTTGGCAATACTAAACTTGATATAACATCATTAGGAAGTGATTTTGCCAATGTAGTTGCTATGGATCAAATAAGACTTAAAGCAGGTAATAAAGTTCAAATAAGAATGGGTTATGGTAACAAAATAGATGACCTACCTGTAATCTTTAACGGTCTTATTACAGAGACAGATGGCGGAGACGTTGTAAGAGTTGTAGCAGAAGGATACGGAAGAGAACTTCAAAATGAATTAATATTTGCCGGAGATGTATTACCATTTACTACCTTTGCTAGTGATACTTCTGGTAGATATATCTCTGCAGCAGTTGCAAGAATAGTTAAGAATGCTAGACTTCAACATTTTGGTGCAAACCCAAAAATTCTTGGAGAGGATGTAGATACAAACTCTACAGGAACTGCGGCTCAAGGAGTATCTGGACAAAGTGGATTCTCATTATCTAACTCATTATGGAATTCTGAATCAGGTGAATTCTTCTTCTATGATTTTAAAGGTCCAACTGATCATTTAGAAAACTTCTGGCTGATGAACGTTGATATGGTTGATAGATTCTTCGTTACAGAATGGAACGATTTATTCCCATTTTCCCTTAACGACTATTTTGTTAATTTCCCCGTCTTAAATAAAACAGTATGGGATGTCATAACAACAGGAAGAAGATTATTCCCTTCATCAGTATCTCTTGTTAAAAACATAGGTGCTAGATGCACATTATTCACAGGAATAAAAGAACAGCTAATGGTAGGTTATGAAACTACACATTCTGTTGCATCAGAAGTATTTAACAATATAAATGGCGGACTACTAGATAAAGAAGAGCAACATGCTCAAGAAGTTGAAGAAGTAGCAAATGCTACAAATGTAAAAGGTAGTTTGGGTATTCCTGTAAATACAACCAATGGTATAAAGAAAAGACAAAAAGAAACAACAGCTAAATTTGAGGTACTAAGAGATAATCCTGGACAAGTTGCAGATGCTATAAGCTCTGTTATGGATTCAAGAACTATAGACCCAACTGCATGGGTTCCTGCTACAAACTTCCATATGTTTAGTAGTGCTACTAATATAATTAGTAATCAACTTAGATTAAATCAAGATGTTATTACACAGGCAAATGTCGAGTACGGTTCAGATCCAGGAGACTTTGGAACTGGTAAAAACAAAATGTTCGATATGAAAACTAATGGTGGATTAATGCCAGCATTCGTTAAGTCATCTTATCTAAGTGATAGCACATTAAATACCGAAGGTATGGCTATAAAAACTGGACAAGGATATCTTCTTGAAGAGTTAGAAAAAATGTATACCGGAAGTGTAATAATATCTGGAAATCCAGATGTTGCTCCGGGAGATTATGCTTATATATCTGACTCATTAAGACAGATGAGTGGTGTAATGAAGTGTAGGGAAGTTCAACATATCTTGACTGAAGACGACGGATATATTACAATAATTACACCAGGAATGTTTGTTGAACCTGCAACACATTTATATTCTTCACTGTATATCAAGCTAGGAATGTTCTATTCTATGTTAGCTCAAGGTCAGAGAGAATATGCTCTTGTATCTGTAAACTCATCACCAACTGGTGAGATGTACAGCAAGTTGTCAATAGCTCCTACTAATATAGGCTTTTGGAGTGTTGGATGGGCTACGGCAGGATCATTAGCATCAGTAGCTGCATCTGGAATGTTGCTTAAAACAGCCGCAACTCGTATATCTGCTGCATTATGGGGTCCGACAACAGGTCATATAGCATCTGGATGGGCACGATTTAGTAAGGTAAACTTCATAGTGAGAGGTTTATCATCTATGAAGGGTGCATTAGGTGGAGTATGGGCAAGAATTGCAACAGCAGGAAGAACTATAAGTACAGCAATAAATGCTGTGAGAACTGTTGGAATTGTATCTAGTATAGGTTCTGGTGGGCTTATAATGGCAGCTGGTATAACAATAATTGTAGCAGCAGTAGTTATAGCTGTATGGGGTATTCTTAAAAATGTTTGGGAAGCAAACAAGGAAAGAATAACCATGAGACATAGAGCGTTGATGAAAATGCCATTAACCGTATATGGTCAAGAATATACAGCTGGTCTATTAGGATGGAATGATGAATTAAGTCCTATAGAACTTCAAGTTAGAAACCTTAAAACCACATGGGAGAATTTAGCTAAAGTGTGGGGAGCTACAAAAGATACAAATGCATCAACAAAAGCCAGAATATTATATTCAATAGCGACTGACTAATATGAGTAATACATTAGCTTCAATGGCATACTCAGAGATCGGAGAGATACAATCAGTATCTCTCCAGGGATCTCAAATATTTGTTGTTGTAAGATTAGTTGGAGAGACTCTATCAGACATGATGGGTAATCCTGTGCAGTGCGGACAATACCTTGTTGGTATACCTAAGGGCGCACCAGAGCATACTGCTACAATGGCTGAACTTTTAATACCAATAAATATGACGTATGCTACACAAATATCAGACCCTAAATTTCTTATAGGGGCTAGAGTTCAAGTATTCTTCACAAAAGAAGGATTTCCTACTGGCTGTATATTAATGGCAAATTCAGATTCAAGAATTATATCTAGAAGAGCCATGTTTGATTACAGACTTTCAAACAAAGACAAGATATTCGATTCAAAATTAAAAGACAAATTAAAGAATCGCGGTATTCTTGAAAATTTCACAAAACTATCAAATGAAGTATATGACACAACATTCCATAAAGGATTCGTAGGCACATATGGCGAATCTCAAAATATGTTTATAGCAACAGCATCAGATATGGAAGATATAGTAAACTTTGAAGAAAAAGTTGACCCAAATGTTGTAAGAACTGATAGTTATAAAACAATAAGAACAAAAGAATGTTATATGCCAACAACTGTTTTTACGGGTAAAACATAATGTTAATAAGACCATCTCCAGACAGTACAACACTAATAGATATAAGAGAAGATGTTACATCTATGTCATCTGGTAGTATGTCTATATCTACACACAAAGATTATGGAGTTTTTGTAAACGGCCCAATGTCCGTATCATCCCCACCAACATCAGTAGTGTTTGGAGGATTCTATAAATTTAATCCCGTTGCAGTGTCAGGTATTCCATCAACAATGATTACACCTGTGCCAACATTTGAGATAACAGTTCCTACTAAAAATGTCGGCATACAGTCAGCAATAAATGGTGTAGTCTTAAGTACAGTTACAGGATTATTCTAATGTTAATAGAAGAAATAAATAAAGATATTATAACCGATGACTATGGTGACGTTATAATGCATAACGGAGACATATATACATCATCTAATCAAAATCTTATTGCGCTGACAAATGCCAGACACAGATTAATGTCTGGATCATCAGATATGTACCTGTACAATATTTATGGTGCAAATCTTCACAAATTTATAGGAAAACCAGTAACTGATTCTTTAGCTAAAGAAATTGTTAATAGTATTAAAAATTCTTTTACAGAAGATAAATTCTTTTCTGGTGATAACTTCCAAATAAACTATGTACTTGATGTACAAAAAATATTATTTAAGATTGCAGTAGGAACAGATTATCAATTTACAAGAAATAAACAATCAGAGGTGAATATAGTATTTTCACCTGTAACCGGAGTTTCTTATGTATGATCAATTAACTAATAAAGAGTTAATGACTCAAGAAATATCTGCGCGAATTAGTGAGAATACCGGTATTAACAATACCTCTAAATCCACTGTAGTAAGACATATTACAGACGCAATAACAGATACAGCAGTAAATCTTGTTGCATATTCCAATGCGGCAATAAATTCTACACATACACAATATGCTTCTGGTGATCTATTGACAAAGAATGCATACGAATTTGGTGTAGTAAGGAATATATACTCTGATGTATACATTTCTAAAGATGATGCAATAGTTAATTTAGTAATGAGTGATGGATCAAAATTCCCTAAATATATGGATGGGAAAATAATAATAGAAGCTGGGAAAGTCTTCTTATTTGGTAGTGGTACATCAATAGAGGTTACTGAAAATGTATATGTATCTCATAATGAAACATCTATACCTATTCCAGCAAGAATAACTACATCCGATTCAACTGATATAAAGACCGGAACGAAAATAGATATATCAGATGATTCTAATCCAGTAACAATTGGCACATCTATATCTATAGACAGTAGTGTTTATACAAATCTTTCTGAAGAGTCAGATGATAGTCTTAGAAGAAGAACAGTATATTCTAAGATGCGAGTACACGGATCATCAGATTATTCTATAAGAGGAATATTGTCGGGTATACCTACTGTTAGGTCTAGCAAAATAGTAAGAAAGCCTAATGATAGTAAAACATATATCTATATAACAACAGACAATTATCTTAAAAGTTTTATAGATGAGAATTATTCATTTATAAAATCTAAGATAGTGTCTGAGATGGATTATCTATCATCATCTGAACAGTCATTTGATGTGTTGATGCCAGAGGTATTATTATTAGATGTATATTTTAAATATAAGAATACAACATCAAGTATGGCAATGTCAGCCATTAATGAGTCTTTTAATTCTATATACACTCCTCTAATAACAGGTAATATAAATTTTGAAGATCTAGTTAAAGAAGTTAATACATACGGACTAGATATAACAATAGAGCATATTATAATACGGTCAGATATATATGGCACAATTGCAGATATATCATCTGGAGATTTTGCTGTACCAGATACGGCAATATGTGCATTAAGTCAGGCTACATCTATAGGTTTAGAAGAATCGGAATAATATGATCAAGCAAAATAACTCAATAAATATATTGACTAAATACTTTGCTCAATGGTCTGCACCATTCAATAATAATTTCTCTAATATATCAAAGTTGCTATTACCATATTCTGATATAGTAAATTCAAATATAGACAAGGTTGTAAACCTTGTCTTACAAAGATATAGAAATAATGATTTAGAGTGCTATAATAATATTTATAGACTTCCATCATTTGGCAAATATAAGTCAATAAAAGCTGAAACACACAGAATAAAACATTTAGACGGCAGAGTTGAATTAATCGGTAAAAGAGATATAGATTATGCCGGATCGTTCACATCAAATTTCTTTACACAATTCCCAATAACAGGATTCGAGTTAACAGAAATACCATTATCATTAAATAAAAGTTATTTTAATGAAGAGTTATTTCCTGGCACAAAAATATTTGATAAAAAGCTGTCAACAGACTGCACATTATATATATCTCCGGCAGGACAAAATCAATCAGTATTTAATGTTGTAATAATGGGATCTGACTCTAAAGGTGAAACCATAATAGAGACATTAAAGATTAATAAAGAATCCTCTTCAGAAACGTTCTATAAGTACAGCTATATCTATAAAATAGAAACACCAAATAGCATCACAATATCAGACAGACTAGATTTATCAAAATACCATTCTATTGATTCTGATGTAATACCACCAAAAAGAATAACAAATAAGTATGGAGATTTTATATCTCCTTATTTAGAATACGATGATTCATCAATAATAATATATGATCAAACCGGTATAGTCAGAAGTGAAGAAATAAGGTTTGACACAGAGTCAAATCTTAAATCAATATATTTAACTAATTCTTCTGATATAATTTCACTAGATGAGGCTGGATGGATTAATACATATAAACCATATCCTATGTATGACCTTATAAATGCTAATGGTAGTTTAAACAATAATCCATTTATATTTGTAGAAGAAGAAGAGAGTAAAATTGGATATAATGTAAGATGCAGAATTTTTGCTCACGATATAGCAAAAAGATATAGAAGCGATAAGATTAAAATAACATTATATAATGGCGACGATGTATTTTATCTAAATAAATTTGGGCAATTATCAAATGATGAAAATACATGGATAAGCTCTGTATCATCTGCAGATATAATAAATTTATCTGTTCAATGCACAAACACTATGCCATATATCTTTTCGGTTACAACACTGGATAATAAAGTGTTTTACGCTGCATCATATCAGGACGCATCCAATAATATGATGTTGATGGGCGGTATAACAAACATGTTTGTATTCAATAGAGAATTATGCTTTGAAATTGATAATAAGTTTTATACGGCTAAACCAATAAGACATATATGGATGCAATATGATGAGAATGAGATAGTTTTAGATTCAGATTATAAGAGTATAGAGTTGACATGATTAAACTTAGGGAATATAACATAAACCCATTTAAAAGAAGCGAAAGATATACTTCTTATAGTGATAATATAGGAGAAAAGTATCCAGCACTGTTAATAGAAAACTTTGCAGGATACATCTCTGTATATGATGGGGAGATAATTGTAGATGGAGAAAGTTTTCAATTATCTAATAAGAAAATAGGCGATGTATATAAACATTTGAAAGAAAAAGGCATTAGCGTAAAAGTTTATAAGGGTATGGAACATATACCAGCTATAATGCTAATAAATTCATCAAATATAGATATAGTAACATCAACTATAGACAGGTCTCCTTTTGACATATATTTAAATAAATCAAAAAATCTTATCTCGATGATTCCATACTCTTATAAAGATGATGTTAAGATAGAACCAATTGATAATCATACAATTATAAATGGGAAAATAATAACAGACTCATCAAGGAATGGTGATGATATAAGTTTTAGGCATCATGCTAAAAACTTTATTTTAAATATGTCAGATATAAATATAATAAGAGATATAGATTCTATATACAGTATCCCTCAAGTAAAGCAGTCTGTTATAGACTGGAACAGAATGGTAAAAGGTGAATCAAATGCCAACTATACAATATAATATTACTGTAAAGGGTACAAACTCTCATATAGTACAGCCGGAGATGGATATAGGATTCTCTGAAATACCTTATACAAGATATCTAAAGCTGGCAGAAGATTTATCACAATCTTATCATCATACCAAATTTGGATGGGATAAACGCATAGATGAAAATGTAATTTATAGAGGATATTGGGTATCTGATAAAACTGTAATATCTAATACAAAAGGTATTTCATTTTTCCCAAAAATAAATAACGGAGAGATAGTATTCGAGTTTGGCGATATAATTTATGATTATAGTGTATTTATAAATTCTAGAGACAAAGATAAATCCGGAATATATAAATTATATAAAAGGGGCGCCAGCGGCCCATATACCTATATTGACAATAGTGACATCCCTATGGATGGAGTTTATAGTTATATAACAAATTCATACGCTGTCCCTGATAATAACTTTAAAATGACCATAAAGATAGAGAAGCCAATATCTCCCAAACTTATAGAATCAGGACTTGGTATATATACTCAGGATGAATTAGACTCTGCCGCTACAAGCATATCAGCACTGTATAAAGATGATATAACATCAGATAATATATTATCATACTCTGAAAAACCTTTTATTAAAAAAATAAAAGGTAAAACTGTATTATATTTAAAATTCTTCCCTATATACCCTAGTGTGTCAGTATTTGATGATTCACTATCTCAGGTTACTATAGTATCCGTTGATAGTAAAAATGGTATAATATATATAGACGGTGAATATGACAATCTAAATGTAATATATGGTATACTTCCAGAGCTAAAAATAGAAACTGGGGTTGGTATAGATATATCTAAATCAATATCTCCAACAGATGAAATAAATTTATTGTCTTTATCTGAATATGATAATCAAGGGTTTATAATACCTAGTACAATAGATGATATAACCTTTGATGATAATGGTACATCTTATTCTGAAATGTCATTATCAATACCAGAAGAATATATCGGTTATTCAATATCGTCAGATACTGAAGTAAACATAAATGGGATATCAGCAAGGAATCCGAAATTTTATACATCCAATAATGAGCAAGTTCTATATGCCTCATTGCCAAATGACATAGGTTTACTTATCAATAAAATTGAACCCAAAGATGGTAAGTATGAATTTCCTGGATATAAACCTGGTGGCTTATCTAGTATATATGGAATGTTTAAAAATAAACATAATGAAGATATAAGACTAGCACATATATGCTTTACAAAAAAGGTTGAATCAGAACAATCGACTACTGGTAGCGTAACATTACAAATACAGGAAGATAAGGTTCATAAGATTGTACATTTACCATCATGCGCATCTGAGTCAAGTATAAATATAAAAACAGAAGATAATAAAGATGTAGAGTTTAAATTTTATGCTCCTGATTTGATAGAGATTCCAAAATACAGGGATATACAAACAGGAATAACTGTAACGTATAATTCTGTAATTCCAAACTCAAAAACTATATACATAAGAGACAAAAAGATAAATGAAGATTCACTATCTAACGTTGTTTCAGAATATGGAGATGATCTTTTAGGTTTATACGCTCTTTATTCTAGAGAGGTTAACTTAGATGTGTATGGTGTGAATTATAATAAAAATGAAATCCCATTAGGGACAGTAAAAACAAATATTTTATTTAGCGACAATGCTATAAAAGGTATGTCTGCAGTAATAAAAAATGGCTAGGAAAAATAATGGCAAATTTACATTTAGATAGTGGCGCCCTTACACCTCAGCATGCTATTGAGGCTATAAACGAGGTATCACTTAATGTTGAAAACCTTAAGAATATAATAGGGGATGTAAATGGATATGGCACTGGTATAGATAATTCTTATAAGACATCTGTATCAGAATCTATAGGTGATTTCTCAAAGGTATCTCCTAATATTCCAGTAGGCGTTGTATTCTCCGACTATACAGACTCATTTAGCTCTGTGGGCATAAATGACTTCTATCTGACCCTTATTCCTATAGGTGATCTAACCATAAGAACTTCCGACAATAAAACATATATAAAAGTGGAAGTAAACGATTTAAAAGAAGATAATCAATACTCTGTAATAGGTAGAAAATTATTATTCTTAAAAAATCCTATTGGAACATTTACCGTAAGTTACAAAGGTACATATCCTGGTTCTGAATATGGCGCAGGGTTTACACCAAACTGTATACCATCTCCATCTCTTCTCGCTGAAAACAGGATAACTAAACCTTCTGTTGTTAAAGTTTCAGACAGAGTGTATGAGGTTACAGTATCTTCATCAAATGCATACGATAAGACTACATATCAAAAGAATGTAGATTTTGTATTAAAAGATAAATTTACAAAATTTATCTCTTCAACTGGTGCAATATTAGCTCCTAAAGAAGAAGTTTCAGTATGGAAACTATTCAATGGTGAATACCAAAAGATAGACGATGCTAATATATATTTAATGTCCCCAAGTAAATATAGGTTTGAAACATCAATCCATATTAATACCTCAGACACTTTTGTATTGTCTGTTAATAACTGGACAGTATCAGACTCTCTTGCACTTCTATTTAAGTTTGCATTTAATCATTCTCACAATGGAGAAGAGCTAGGTTCTCAAATTTTACATAGTTCATTATCAGGACTAAGAGCCAGCAGATATAATCAAGCGGATAGAAGATATGGTATATCTAATATACAAGGTGATGACCACCCTCAATATTTTAATAGGGAAGGGTATATACAAAATAATGATGGGAACTTTAATAATGCCATCATAGGTGATGTACTTATAGGGTCATCAGATCCACATAACTTATATAACAATACTGTAGGAAATTCAAGAAAAATATATTTCGGAAGTGTATCTGATGCGGTATCATTACTGTACGATTTTGCTTTTAAAGGTTTAAAATTATACGGATCTGAAAATGGTCTAAAAATAGAGACACATGCGAATCCTAATAATCCTGATAATTCATATGCAGTAGCGTTAGAACTTGATGGGAATAAGATATATTCAACCGGTGATAAAAACTCGCTACCAAATACCCTTAATATAGAGTCAAAAAATGGTGTAACTAAATTTGTAAACACAGAGGGTGGACTTAGCAAAATAATTGCTAAAACACTAAATATAAATGATATAGTTGCATCTGGTAATATAAGCATTACTGACCCTAGCTCTACATTAACAATTGGCGGAGTTAAATTTGCAAACTCAGATGGCAATGTAAATGTATCATCAGAATCTGGAAATAAAATAACATTTGGTTCAGATGTTGACCTTTCAAATATTAATGTTGAAAACATGACACCTAAAACAATTAATATCAAAGGCGAAGGAAAGATATTATTTGGTACACAGGACGGCGCAACATTAACAGAAAAAGACAACTCAATAGTTGTAACATCTAAACTCCCAGTAGTGTTTGATGGCAGTGGTAAAAATACAGGCATTCAAAATAAGAATGCTACATATAATCCATATATGAACATATATACCTCTGCTAAGAATGGCGGATCATCAACACCAACAGACCATGACACATATATAGAAGCTGGTAAAGGTGATATTTATTTCCTTAAAGATAGTACAGTACCTCAGGTTGAAAATGGTATATCATACGGATTCGGAGATTCAACACCAGCAGGGTCTACAAGACTTGATAATTTAACATCATGGCCTAAATCAAATATACATGCATCAGTTGGTAATTTTAAATCTACCACAGTGGCTGTATCATCTCTTAGAGAAAGAAGAGGTGTTAATTTCGGCGATGTTGGATCTATATATGTTACTGGTAGTGATACAGAATGTCCTCCAGGATGGATGGTTGTAGAATCTAAGAATGGTGTAGTATTTGTTGATGCAAGAAGTGGGGCAATAGACTGTCAGTCTATGACCTATAGCACTATTACAACCGGCGATATAAAAGCATTCGGCAGCATAACTATAGATGAGAATCTTGGTGTAACAGGAAATACATCTGTTGCCGGCGATATAAGTTCAGAGAATATAAATGTAGTAGGCAAAGGTACATTTGGCACACTTGATATTAAAGGCACATCAAGATTTACTGGAGACGTATCATTTACAGAGAACGTAGGAATAAACTCCAACTTAAATGTAAACGGAACAATAAGCAGTAGCAACAGTATAAAGGGTAATGAATTATTCATTAAATCTAGATCTATACTGTCTGGCCCTGTTGATTTATCCGATTCACTTAAAGTTGGCGGAGTATCTTCTTTTGAAGGCGTTATAACAGCCGCCAGTGATCTACGTGTATCTGGATCAATTAATTCTGCAAATGCAACTATAGAGAGAATATCCGCTTCGTCACTTAAAACTACAGAAGCAATAGATGCCAGAGGTGGTATAGCTTCATCTGGATTAATATCATCTACGAGTAATATAGAGACAACAAAAGATATTGTTGCGAATATTGGTAGATTCTCTTCAAAATTAAGTACCTTAGATTTTGATGCGCAAGGTTCTGTATCTATAAGTAAAACACTTACTGTTGAAGAAAAAGCAATATTTAATGGCCAGGCTGTAATAGGTTCAAAAGAGGCAGATAAACTTACTGTAAATGGTAATGCTATATTCAATAATGGCAAGACATCATTTGTAGGTGCAGTAGACGTTAATGATGATGCTACATTTAAATCTGACCTTAATGTAATTGGTACATTAGATTTGCAATCTAACGCAAATATACGAGGAAGTATAGATGTATCAGGCCCTGTAGTAGCATCTGCTAGTTTATCAGCAAAAACTATATCAACAGAAGAGCAAATGTATGTTGGATCTGATTTGAACGTTATTGGCATAACTAAGATCGGTGGATCAATAGAAGTAAACGATGGCGCAATAATCAGGGGTGGCATATCTCTAGGTGAAGATGGTAAAATATTAACTGTGAGCAGTAACGCTCAATTTAATAATAATAAAACAATTTTCTCTGGAGAAGTTGATATAACAGATGTTTTAAACATATCTGGTGAAACTCATATCAACTCATCTATCACAATAGATGGTGCTCTTACAGCAGCTGGTAATACAACTGTTCAAGGTGTATTGACAGCAAACGTTGTCAGAACTGATGCACAAGCTGAATTTAGAGGCGGTATATCAGTTGGCAGACAAGCTAAATTAGAGGCCCTTGTTGTCGATGGCAAATCAATATTTAATAATGACGTAAACTATTATGGTACTATTGCTTACAACGGCGACATAACAACACTATCAACATCAGTAGCTACACTTGGTACAGTTAACGTAACTAAGTTTATCAATCAGTCTGATAACTCGGGAACAAACCAATTTGCAGCATCAAGTATATTCAATAACGATATAACAATTGCGGGCAACGCAACAATAAAAGGCTCTATAATATCTGGTACACCAACATCTGGTGTAACAATAGAGGGAAACTCTGTAACACTTAATGGCCCAACATCACTTATAACATCTAAAACAGCATTAATAGATAAAATAAGTGGCGGAGCTACTAAAGTGATAGGATCTATTTCCTCAAGAAACTCTACAGCAGCAACAAAAGCTGTAAGCCTGTCTAATAAACGCTATACAATAATGGATAATCTCTACGTAGAAGATTCTCAAGTTAACGCTAGTGATATATTCTGTTTAGGAACATTATATGTAGGTGATATGCAGGTAATAGAGGTTCCTGGATCTAATAATAGATTTGATGAGAATTCTGCAGTGATGAACATACGTGCTGCTAGAGCTAGGTATGCCCCATAATAAATGACATGAATACTATCACATATAACATAAAAATAGGAGGGGTCGAAAAGGCCCCTCATTTAGTGCAATCTGATAATACTTTAAATACCATTTATGCAGTAGATACAAGAAGTTTAAATAAATCATTGTTCAATATAAGAAACACTTCTAAGGATAATGAAAACAGATTTATAAAGTTTGTATCTAAAACAATAAAGGGTATGACTGTAAGGTCTAATTCAGAAAATATATTAATAACAGATATATATGACAATGGCACACCATTGTATAGAAAAACACCTATAAGATTTAAAGAATATGACTACATATTAATTAACGATGTTAAGCCGGTATCCGATTCTAATTTTTTATACACAAATGATGATAGTGTTCATGTTTCTTATTACAAGAACAACTTATTAATATTGGAGTATGTAGATACAACATACCCTGTGTATATAAATTCATCATACAAAAATTACGAATCAATATATTCTATAGATGGTAAAGTGTTTAAATCTGTATTTGATAAAGACCATTACACTATAACGTGGAATAATACAGAAACATCATACAAAGTATTAGATACTCCAATTTTTAATGTATCAGAATATTCTATTTATAATACTGACATGTTAAGTTTATTTATAAATAGCTTCATTATGAAAAGAAAAAGCATTAATTATTTTACTATTAGGCACGGCCTTAATTTAGTAAAAGTAGAAAATGAAATAGCAAAGTATTCAAATAATGAGATTTTATTAAAAAATTCTGGTGTATCAAAAACTAATATAAAGATATCTTTTATTAAAGACGGGGTGTCTGTAAAGGATATTCTCGGAAATTCTTTAGAGAATTATGAAATAGAGCCTAAATATGGGTCAATTAAACTACACAGATTCAAAGAAGAGATATCTGCAATATCTTATGATAAGGTTATAGTAGATTATCATTATTACGACTTTATATCTAATAATATAAAAATACCTAGATATATAGTAGACTCCTCTGAATATATATCTGTTGGACTAACTAAGGATGGATTAAAATATTACGCTTATGATTATTTTGGTTTTATTATATTTTCTAACCACAAAATAAATAACTTGCCGTATGCAATAAATTTAGTTGATAAATCTCCTTTAAAATGGGAAATATCTGGACAGCCTGAAAATAGTGGTAATATGTACACTGGAGAAAAGGTAACAGAAGATTTTATAGAGATATCAAAAATAAGTATTAAAGATATGTCAAAGCTTAAATATGTTTTAAATAAAAGACCATCACTACCAATATCTGGAGGATATGGTCTTAGAGAAATATATATTCCAAATCTTGCATATTGCAGAATAGTTATAGGAAAAGAAAAGGAATCGTATTTTAACTCTGGAGTATCTGAGTTAAATGTAGGTATGTCAACCCAGGGAACATTATCATTGTACATGAGTACAGATACAAAAGTTGTATTTCAGCTAGATTACTCTAAAGATAAATACAGTGATGATGTTGAATATGTCGATGAAAACATGCAAAAGGATTTAGATTTTAAAAATCCGCCATTTATAAACAAAGACCCATTAAAGTACGAGGTAATATATATAGATGGTAAAACATATTCCAAGCTTAATAGTATAAAGAAACACTATGATGATAAGGTTTATTTTATAGTAAACAAAGAGGACATAAAGCCAGACTATAGGTTTAGTGTAGTATACGGCGATTCAATCCCTACAATGGTGCATAAGATATGAGAAAGTTTATTGAAAATCAGCAATTTAACTATGTTAATGACATATTGAATCTATCGCTTCTTAACGGCAATATAAATAGACTCGGTATTGATTTTATAAATAGAAGCCTGCTGAGAGTATCTTTGCAAGCAAATCCATCTGTTGAATTTCTTAAAGAGTCATTAGACAGAATAGATAAACAAATTGAAGATTGGTACTCTGGATATGTTAAGAAAATAGATTTAGTAGAATCTAATAATATGTTTATACAGTTATTAAATCTGTCAACAGAAGATAGTGGATATTACTCTCTGTTTGAGATAGATGCATCGAATTCCAACTCTGTTATATATTCCTTATCAGACAAAGGTTATGTACTTAGCAGTTATGACGAGAAAGAACTATTATAATGGAAATAAAGAAAACATTTTCTTCTGAGTCATTATTTTTTAACAAGATAATACTTAAACCAAAAATATCAGATATTTTTGTAAAATCAATATCGTCTATAAATAGTTCTGGAACAGTAACACCTATAATGACCAATCCTTTTTATATAGATGATATAGTAAATATAAACAGTTTGCATAAAGACTCAATAGCAATTGAGATAGTCTTCGAGCATAATAATTTTACATCTAATACAGAAATATCAGATTATATAGATGTAGATATATCTAGGATAAGAAGTAATTACACTGGCGTATTAAAAACTAAACCTGTTGAAATATTATGTAAAAATTATATAGCCCCTATAATAAAAATAGATAATAGTAATGGTGTTATAGTTTCTGCAGATGTAAGTGTAAGAGGTATATCTTCTGATGGGAGAACATTATTTAATGAATCACTTAATATAGGTATAGGTGATTCAAAAGAATATATATATAAAAAAGACGGCAATATAGAATTTGATAAGATAAGATTTTTTAAAGATGGCATAGTTAGTAAATATTCTAAATCGACAAACATAGACACGTTTGATAAAGAGACAATTTATATTTGCCACCCTAAATATATAAACAGTTCAGAGAAAAAGAGTATATCGGAGAATATAGAAATAAATAGCAACAATAATATCTTTATATTAAATAAGGATACTTATAAGGTTGAATGTTCTATAACTGCTACAATACTTGATACACTGTCGTCTTATCCTATAATAAAATATATAGGGGTAGTATCTAGATGAATAATTTTTTAAATACATCAGAAAAGTATGTTGGAAATACTCCAAACTGGCAGTCTAATCTTATTGTAAAAGTTCAAGAAGATGGCAATAATCTAATATCAGATATAAATAAGCTAAACAATAAGATAACTAGCAATGTTGGTGAATTTGCAAAATATGTAGCCGCATTAAGAGATAAGATGGCCGAAGCTGTAGATATGTCATTATCTATGGCCTCTATATCTGGCAATAGCAATACACAATACGATATTTCTCCTAGTGTTATATATTCGTCAGAAAACGTTGTTGTAAAAAATAACTCTGTATATATCAAACCAAAAGTTGCAAATAAATATACAATAGAGAATATAGAAGTTGACACATCTGGAACATATGGCAATTCTTCAGATTATGAAAATCAAAGGTTTTATAATAAAGATACTATAGTATCAGATACGCAATTTGAAGTAGAAAGATTTAATCTACCTGTGTCTGCTACCTATACAATAAGATTGTCTAAATTGTCTCCAGTCAATTTAATATCTTTTAAAGATGTTAATTTTGGTGTAGATATACCAGAAATAGTATCAGTAGATGTATCTTCAGATGGAAAATCTTTTAAACGTATACCGTTCACAGTATTAAATGACTCTTTAAGAAGTATACAAATAGACGAATCATTTGTTAGAGTTTTAAGAGTTACAATTGTTCAGGATAATGGATATATCTCTGATGGTAAAAGGAATAGATTTGCTATAGGCATATCAAATCTTTCGATTGGTATTACTACAGTTGAAGAACATGGAGAGATAATATTTGGCCCATTTAATTCTGGATATGAAATTTTAAAAGCATCAATAGCTGCTAAAATAAATAATGATGGATACTCTTTTAATAATTCACAATTCTCTATTAGCCCAGATTTAACAACATGGTATGATATAAGCACTCCGTACTCTATAAGTGAAAAACCTAAACATTTAGATTTTAATACTATATCGGATGGGTCTATATCAACAGAAAACCCTGTAAGGGTTTTATATTTAAGAATAATATTTTCTGGTAAAAAATATAGCAATTCATATTCTGACAATAGAGTACAGAAACATACACAAAGTATAACAAAAATAAATCCTGTAATAGTATCTCCATTCGATCTAGGAGAAAAATATATCTTAGGTAAACTTCTAAATAGTTATTATGGCGGAAGTATTACAACAACTTCTTACTCTGATATAACCGGAACTACCGACTATATATCATCTATAAAGAAAAATAACGAATATGTATATAGATCTTTTGACAGTATGGGATATATGGGAGAAACTAAAGTAAGGTATACTCCTAAAAGATGTAGAGTTGAAAAAGATAATAAATATAAAATAATATCTAGTGAGACTATAGAGCCTGAATCAGTAAAAGTATATTCATATTCAAATCCTATAAGAAGAGATATAAGAGTTGCAAATTCAGAAAATGTTGTACTAGCGTTTAATGAGTATGCTGGAGTGTATAGACTTACAGATGGGAATATATACAGAGATTTAGATTTAACATCTGGATTCTTTGAGTCATGCTTTCAATGGACTTTTAAGCCATATGAAAAAGACCTATATTTATATGGCCCATCAGGTGTAATAGTTCACACATTTAAGTCTGGTGAACCTGTAAATCTTTTAGATTATTTTACATTTACTGCTCCGTTTTCATCTGATAAATCACCAGTAAATATGAAATTCAATAAGCAGTATCCAGAGGCTAAATTAGAAGATTCTGAATTTACTATAATAGATGGGAAAATATTTGCACATAATAGTTCTGCTATTATAAATTCAGACTATGTAGTAAAGAATAAATTAGACATAACAACAGATTTTTCTATAAATAGTATAGACATATACACTGATGATGTAAGATTGTCTAAAACTTCTGAATCATTAAATTATTATGATGGATTAAAGGTTGCAAAACTGTTAAAGACTCAAATAATTAAAGGGTCTTTAGAATTTTCATATAAGAATGCTTCAGTATTTACATTCCTTAAAGAAGTAGATTTTATAAATGGGATCGATGAATTTAATACAGGTAACAGTATTGAAATACAATTGCCTAAGGGCGCTAATAAATTTTCATTAGGAAGGCTAATAGATCACTTTTCAGGTTTAAATTTTGTTGGATATACAGACATATTTAAGACACAAGTTTACTCTGAAGCAGAATTAATATATGCCGGAGATTATTTATTAACAGATGAAAATAATCAAACATATATAACATTAGCTGATAATGCAAAAACACATGATTTAATAGATACATCTGTAATATTAGATACAAATATATCATCTGCTGGTACTGGATACTATTCTATTGATTACAACAATGGAATAATATATTCTCAATCTATAATTAGTGGTGATATAAGAGTTTCATATTTGTACTCAAACGTATTCATAGAAGGACAAAGTATGGAAACAATAGATAAAGAAAAATACGGAATATCTGGAAGAACTGTTACTGTAAAAGAACCATCAGACTCTGACACTTATGCTGTACTATCTTTATTAGAAGATTCTATAACAGTCAATATAAATAAATCTCCAGTTGTATCAAATATAACATTAAATACAGTGATAGGATAATATAGTGGATTTAAATAAAATATCTAGGCTTTTTGATTCATATTCGCCAATAAATGAGTCTACTATAAATAATGAAAGTTCAGATATAACACCATTATCATTAAATAACGGTGTTTATACTGATAAAAATCTTAGGGACACTTTTTGGAATTGGCATAAGATACTATTTCATAATCAGGATAAAGTATATGAGATGACAGATAAGGCCAATAAAGTGTACGAAAAAATGCTAAACTACACAACAGATATTGGAAATAGAATTAATAAACTTTCAACATCTGCTAAAGGTGCAGCATTAGCTGATAGGTCCAACTCTAAATATACTAAGATTGTATATTATACTCCGACAAATAAATCATATAATCCTGAAGATACAACAGCATCAGTATCAAATGGTAAAATATTCGGTGTAAACAATTCAGATAAGTTTGATAGCGACAAAGATATATCTAATTCAAAGATAACTTTAGAGCATATAAGATGTACAATGTCAGATATAACAGGTGTAAATGATTGCCTAATAAGAAGTCATGATAACACACCGATTATGAAAACGGACGAAATAATAAATATTATGAAGCCGTTTAATGTTACTGGCACATCATCATTATCTGGAAGTAAAACAATTGAATTTGTAGTTGATAGAGCAGAATATAATTCATTTAATAATATACAGATAAAAACAGAAAAACCGTACGTTTATACTGTTTACACTAGTGTAGATGGGGTCTATTATAATCCTTTAAATAGTGATAAAATATTGACAAATGAATTGGATTTATCATTTAATTTATCTAATGATAGATATATAAAAATATCTGTACATTTTTCTAGACATACATTATTAAATAATGGATTATATAATTACATATGGGACGTAAGCCATATATTTATAGCTATGAAGAAATACAAAAGCGAAACAGTATTTCAAAGTAACGATATAGATATAAATACCGCCGGTGAATATATAGCAATAGACACATGCGATAATTATGAAAATAAAAATGTAAGTATAAATTATATGATCTCTATTGATGGTGGAATATTTAAAACAATAAAACCATTAAGAGCTATATCTAGAAGCGATTACACAATAAGATCACTAATCCCAATAAATGACTTTATAGATAACAATGTCGGCGTTATGACAAAATTTACAGAGTCGGAAGGAAAACATATCTATACAAATTTAATAGATAAAGGTATGTTCGAGAGCAACATTATCAAATTCTATAATGGGTCCAACCCATTTGTTGGTAATGGAGATAGTATATCTATAACCGGCATAATAACTAAAGATAAAAAAGTGAACTTTAATGATACTGTATTCATAAATGGAGTACCATTTAGTGGAGAAACATTATTAAGGTGCGGGTTAGTAACAATAGATGTGCCAAAAAATAAATTTAATATACTTTTTGATTATTCTAATGTAGAAATAGTTTCATATTCAAACGGCACATTTATTATTAAAAAAGACAATATAGAATCAACTGTATATGACAGAGACTACGAATCTAATATGTTTGTATTAATTGTTAATACATTTGACTATATACTTGGAAACGAAATAACAGATGACATAGAAATAGACACCAAAGAAGATGGTGTTCAGTTAAAAACATCTGATAGCGTTTCAAAATTATATGTATTGGCGAGAAGTAAGTATTCTTCTGTTAAATCTGTTAAGATAAGAGCAGATATGAAATCATTAGATTCATATACTAAGCCTGAAATAACAAGAATAATATTTAAAGTCGTCTAACATAAGAAGATTAAAATATAATCAGGAAACAAAACATGCAAGTTACATTAACTTCTAAAGATACCAGCTTTACTTTTGTAAATGGCATCTCTGTTACACGTAATGGGACTAGTGTTGATTTAGATAAGGCCAGTCTAGATACAGTATCTGCTATATTAGCAGCTATTGATGATGGCCGTATTACATCAGATACTCCTAGATCAACCGTTCTATCTAAACGTGGCTCATTGATTGCGGCCAGAGACGGAACAGCAGTTTTAGATGCAGCAAGTATAGACCAAGACATGCTTAAACAAGCTGTTAGTGGAGCTGTAACATCGGCATTAACAGATGAGTCAGTTAAAAATCAAATAGTTTCAGGCGTCAAAACAGCGGCAGAAGAAGCTAGTACTAAAGCACTTCAAGCTACACAAACTGCATCTGCTGCAAGTACAGCTGCTCAGCAAGCTGCACAGCAAGCAACTTTGGCTGTAGCTAAAGCAAGCGAGGCTTCAGGTGCTGTTACTACAATAACAAACAAAGCAACAGAAGCAGAAGATAAGGCACGTAGAGCATTAGAAGCTGCTCAGCAAGCAACTGCTACAGCAACTAAAGCTGCCGAAGCGGCAGGTAAGGTAACAGAAGCTGCAACCAAAGCAAATGAAGCTAGTAGTAAAGCAGCTCAGGCAGAATCTAAAGCTGCTGAAGCTGTAAGTAAAATAACACAGGCTGAACAAAAAGCTTCTGAAGCTTCGTCTAAAGTTGATGCTGCCGCAAGAAAAATTGAACAAGCAGAATCAAAAGCCTCTCAAGCTGAACAAAAAGTTGCTGAAGCTACTAAATCAGCTACAGAAGCAAAAGAAGCAGTTAGAGCTATCGAAGATAAAGTTGGATCTTTGCCTACTTTAGAGACAAGTGCTAAAGATAGCGCAGTTGTAGCTATAAACGAAGTTAAAAGTTTAGCAAATGCAGCATCTACTAAAGCTACTGGCTTGGAAGAAGCTCTCAACACTCTGAAGACTAAAGTTGAAACACTTGAAAAATCTGGTGTTAAACCTGCTACTCCAGTTACTCCGCCAAACCCAGTAACTCCACCTCCAACACCACAGCCTAGTCCTGCTAATCCGGTAACACCAGCAAATCCATCAGATCCACAATCCGGACCAAATAAATATATTATCAGAAAAGATAATGGACAAAAACTTTACGTATATGGACCTCGTCGTAACCTAGTTGATCTTACCGACTATGTATTAGCAAATGGTGATGACCAAATAGATGATGATGGATTCCCTAAACCTGGCGAAACAGTGTATACCGAAGAAGAAGGAGCTTAATAATGGCAGAAGATCAACAATTATCTACTATAGTTAACAAGTCTGTAATTAAAATAGGTAAGGACCAGTTTAAGCTTAAAAAAGAACTGCCTGTAACAATTCGAGAATCATTCTATGATGAAGAGACATCAAAAGGATTAGCTGAAAAGCGTAAACAAACATTATTAAATGAAGCGGCCATTAAGTGGCCTCTTCATGATGAAGATAAGGTTTTCTACCTAGAAGACTGGTTTGAAGGAGAAGAGAGAGAAAGAATTATTTCTGGCTTCTACGAGAAAAATAGAAGTAGAGATGCCGAAACTAACCACTCTATAATTCTTCAACAAGCTTTTGACGCTATTCCTGATGGTTCTATAATTAAAACTAGAAAAACATCTAGATTCTTAATTGATAAAAATGAAAACTACATGGTAGATGAGTTCTCATTTAAAGTTCTTGAAAATGGCGTATATAAGAAAATTTCAAGAGTAGAACAATCTGATGGCCCAGATACACGTGGACAATTACAAAGACAATTGGCCGAAGCTGGCGAGCTGAGACATGAAGATTTGGGTCTAGAGCTTAGACCAATGCAGCCATGTGTATATATTCACCACAAACGTAGACTGTATATTGACTTTAACGGAACAATGTTCATAGTTAAAAAGCTTGGTCAATCTGCATTCTATCTTGGGTCACATGATGGATATAACTCAGGCAACCACTTTATTAAAGACTTTGGTATATTCACTACCAGATGGTTCCAAGAGCGCGGATATAAAGGCGGTAAAAAAGGATTCATGCCTCCTATAGATGGATGGTCAGAAGAACACCCTAATCATGGTAACGGTTATTCAACAAAAGGTTATTGGAAATTCGGATTCAATACTTCTAACTATACTATTGATTTGTCTAGATTTGACAACAACTCTGCAATAACAGAAAATATCCAAGAAACTCCTGCTCTTACCAAACTTATCACTAGAGGTATTCTTAACCGCGTTTATGAAAACGGTAATGATGCCGGCCTACAATCTGATCCAGTTACCAAACTGAGCGGACAAGAGCTAAATGCTCGTTCTAGAGTTAGTCCTGGTGGTTATATAAATAAAGAAACTGGTAAACATGAATTCCCTCAAGAAGATGGTACTACAGCTGAAAGATGGGGAACATGGGGTGGAATGCAATATGGCTCAAATGGTAACGCAATTACAATTTTCGGTGACGAAGATACTGTAATTATGGACTTCTTGGCTGAAGGTTTCCACGGCGGCGCTATTGTATACGGACGCTTAGGACGTATTGATGGTGTATCAGTTGAACGTGGAGATATTAAAACAGCAGAAGCCAATGGCCTTGTTGCAAGACGACAATATCTTCTTGGTGGTAATGGACGTTACAATTATACTGGTGTCGTTGGTTTAAACCGTGTAGACCGTATTGTAGTATCAGGATTAGAATGTGATGGTATAGTAGGACATCCAGATTGGCACGTACAACACTCTCGTTCTGGCACTAGTACAAATATTGACCCTGGCTATGGTTTATGGGTGTCTAGATCACTCCCAATGACAGATATCCGTGCTGAACATAATAACTTTGGTGTATGTGCTCGTAAGGTAATGGATGCACACTGTGGATCTAAAATTTATTACAGATGGAATAAGGGTACAGCAGGCTACTACGGAGTATCAGTAGTTGTTGGTGAATCATTAGCTACAGGCGATGATGGTGTAACAGAGGAACTGTTAACACACACATACTCAGACTCTGTAATGGATATTTCCTACAATACATTTACAGTTGGTGTAATGGGTCTTCACTTCAGCAATGGTGACCTTGGTCCTAATGAAAGACGTAGGTTAAATAAATGGTGGTTGCGCGGAAACTTCATTGTACATGGTAATAATATATACGCTCCTTCTGGACTATATTACAACTATGGACACTATGGATTCTCTATTAAAGATAATGTATTTACATATGCATTACCATTTGGCGAATCATATGGAAGCAGAGCTGTAAGAAACATCAGAGTTACAAAACCTGGTACTGGATATAAAATCCATGACCGCATTGTTATAGATGACAGCTACGAGTCAACTGGATCATACGATGCACGTGGATGTTTCGGTTGGGTTACAGAGGTTGACGCTAACGGTGGTATTAAGGCTGTTGGACTAAATAGAGGTCATGACTACTACAAAGCTCCTAGAGTATCACATGTAATAACAGAGAACGGTACTGGTGCTGAATTTGAAACAAGCACAATTAATGGTTCTGCTGCAGTTACTATGGGTGCATGGAGACATCGTGGCCCAGCATTCGGCGATAAGATAGTAGACAACAGAATAAGAAATAGCCGCGACGGTAACTTTGCATATGCATTCAATTTGTATTCACTTGTTAATGCAACAATCACTGGGAATATAGTAGAGTCATCTCCATATTATACTATCGACCCAGTAATGAAAGAAACATTAACAATGCCTTATGCGTCTAAACGCGCATTCAGATCTGGTATTGAAACTAATCCATACTATATGGATACATCAGATGGTGGTACAGGTGTTATAGCCTCTAAATGGGATAACAACTGGATGGTCAATGATGCAAATGGTAAATACTCTTATATTAAAGAGCCTCCTACCAATAAAGATACTTATGGTGCTGATGGTAATATGTTCAGAGGCAATAATTATAAAGCTATAACTGTTCCTGTAAGAGAAGATAAGAATCCAGATAAAGATCTTATAATGCCTGCATTCGATGCTAGTGAAGAAAGAATTATATTTAACTTCAAAGGCAATAAGAGAGATGACTACGCATGGGATACAAATAAAAAATATCCTGTAGTTCCATTTGTAACTATTACTAGTCAGGTAAATAGATACGCTAATCCAGAATGGTATTATATAGATCCATATCGTGATCGCGGTAGACTAGTTACTCTTGTAGGTAGAATAAATGGTACACCTGTAACTACTGGTCAAATAGGCTTATTGCAAATAGACTTCGGTGATAACGATGCCAACAAAAAATCTACAATCTCTGCAGAAATGAGAGTAAGTAGCAAAGGCATCAACAGCTATGGCCGTGTAGTGTTATTTGGTAATAATAACGAATCTATTGAGGGACTTGTACCTACATTTGGTGGTAAACGTGCTGATTACTTCTATATCATACAAAGAGGAAACCAAAATACAATTTATGTAAATGGATCTAAAGCAGTTACAACCACAGATGCTGATATAACATCTGGTACAGCAGAATTAAATGGTGCAACCAGAATTATGTTAGACCAATGGTTTAGAATATCTACACATATTACAGCTAAAGGTAAATCACTTGCAGTTGGTAGTAGATATGCTAATGGAGCCGGTAATTTAGCATCAGATATGGTTGCTAGAGGCAACTTCATAGTAGATAAATTTATCGAAAGATCTGAAGAAGAGATGGCTACTCTATCAGTTAAATCTGGAGTAGAAGATCCAGAAGATCTTCCTGATAAAAGAGAAATAGTATTCTCTATGGATAATGCGAATGCCGGGGACAATAAAGTTCTTGGAGATAGAGCAAGCGATAATGCAGTTATAGAATTAGCTAGTACAGAATCGTTAGATTTGTCTGAAGCAAGATATGCTCCGGATGGATTTAAATTAGTAGGTGCTATTTAATAACTTAATAAGAGGGGTTAATAGCCCCTCTATAAAGGTAAATTATGTTAAAATTCGTTAGAACAGGCAGAAAAGAAACTTCTTATTCAGCTGGTCTACATCCAGTAATAAAAGCAGGACTTAGAACTGGAAAAGGAGAACATACTGTATTTGTTCCATTTAGATTAGAATCTATCAATACACAGCATAATATAGGCGTATTGGTATCTGGTAATGGATACTCTCATGGTATAGTTGTTACTGACCCAACAAAAGAAGGTAAAAAGTTTAAAATAACAAGTAATGTAGATAAATACAATATCTATATTAATGCAGTAAAATATGATGGTAGAGAACTTGACTTCGGGCAAATTTATACACTATCATTTTCTGCAGAGTTAGGTACACTAGTACATCTTGGAGCATCTAAACTTGTATCGGCAGATTTCTATCAAGGTATAAAAATATTTTCAGAACGAAGAGTAGATGATTTAGAAATAGAACACGAACATACATCTTGGTTAGAAAAATATGGCGAGGAAAAAACTAAAACATTAGCAGCTATTGAAGCAGCTAAACTAAATCCAGTTAAACCTAGTCCAGTAACGCCAAGCCCAGCTACTCCAGTTACACCTGAAAATCCTAAACAAGATGATCGAGCCATTAGAGACAATAGTATATTCTCACTTGAAGAAGATGAAAAAGAAAAGTTTGGAATATATACATTTAATTACAACGGTGCATACGGTGGATTAGATTCAATAGGATCAGATGGCGCAGGAACACTTACAGTTTCAATAGTTCCATCTAATCCTCCTGTAACAGATTATTCATTATTTAATTCAACTGATGGTGAAAGAAATAGTAACGCTTCTGGACAAACATCACCAGCAACTTCAGAAACTGGAGCGCCACCTGCTGTAGAAAATAAAACTGAAGGGTCTGGAGAACAAAATACTCCAGTAACAGAGCAACCTAATTCTGGCACAGGTACTAATACTCCATCTAATGAAAATACCCAGCCTGGTAGTAGCTCTGGAACAGAAGCAAATCCACCAGTAGCAAATACATCAGAAACAGATAGTGAAACTGCAAAAGAAGAAACTGTAGCAGAAAAAGAAGCTAAAGGTATATATACTTTAAATCTTAAAAATGCGACAGAAGAGTCAGTTAAATCTGACGGAGAAGGTTTAACAGTTAGAGCAGTATACTCATCTACTCCGGTAAATGGATACAAACTTCTAGTTAAAGAAGAACAACAATAATATAAGGAATAAAAATGTACTTTTTGCAATCAAAAACTAATCAAGCTGGTTATGGACACTATCCTAGAATTGACGGACTAGATATCCAAGCTGGAGAAGAAATTACAGCAGTAATACCAGTAAGATTCCATGACGCTCCTGTAGAAAGAACAATATTACTTGGCTCCGTGATTGATTCACCTAATGGCGAAGAAACTGGAGGAATAGGATATTTAACTATATACAAACGTGAAGTAGATGGAGTTAAAAAATTCTCTATTGCTGCTACTAGCTGGACAGCACAATGGGACGAATGGACAAATAAAAATAGCCCTCGTACAGTAGCAATTCCTGGAAAACCAAATGAATTAACATACGGAACAGAGTTTAACGCTGGAGAGTGGCACGTACTTGTAGTTCAAGGACTAGCTAAAACCAAAGGCTTACTATTAGGATCTGGACATAAGTCACGTTACGGTATAGAAGCTGACTTTGGTGAAGGTTTGATGATCATCAAAGGTAAAGTTAAAGACGAAGTAATTGACGAATATGTTAAAAACATTAAGAGAAATGTACTTCCACAAAGATAAAAGATAAATTTAAACTAATGATATAAGACAGGCAAGGTGGTTTTATATCTATTTGAGGAGTTTAAGTTATCTTTATAAGGGGCGCCCACTTAAAATGGGCTGCCCCATTAATAAGGAATAATACAATGGCTTTATTAAATAAATATGGATATATCCTAATAGGAATAGTATTAGTTATACTAGTGTCTCTATTTGCAATAAAATCATATGGGGATCTAAAATTTAATGATGGATATATAGCTGCACAAAAAGCATATCATGATTCAAATAATAAATTAAATGCAGCAATGAATGACATAAGATATGAAATCAGTAAAAACAATTCTTTGCAAAAAGAAGAATTTAAAAAAACTGTTGAAAAGCAGAATTATCAACTGATTGAAATCTTAAAGGGTGATTTTTATGACCAAATTTGCGTTAAACAAGAAGTAGTAGAATCACTTAACAATCGGGGCAAAAAATGAAAAACGTATTATTACTTTCACTACTATCTGTATGCCTATTAGGATGCAAATCATTATACAACCCTAACCTAACAAACAAAACAAAAATAGAAATACCAGAAGAAATCAGACACGGTGAATGTGAAAAAGATAGAGCATTACTAACAGGTAATACTTCTAGAGACTTAGTAAACTACGCTGCTTCACTTATTGACCATCTTGAACAGTGTAAGATAGAAAAAGCTTCACTGATTAACCAAATTGATAAAATAAACGGTGAGTTAAAATGAATACAAAAACAGCAACATTAACGTCGCTTGGAAATACATTATATACATTATCTGAATCATATGTTGCTGGCTCATTACAAATCAATAGGTCTGGACACAGGATAGACGAATTAGATCCTAGTGCTGGATTATTCCTGATAGAGCCACCTATAAATCAAGATGAAGAATTTACTATTACCTATAAAACAGGTGATGGAGCAAATACAAATGTAACTAAAACTACATTTGTTGAAAATTTATCAAATTCAACTTTAACAAAGATAATTAAAATTTTGGGCGAAATAATATACGCACAAAATAAATTGTCAAAAGAATTAGGTAAAAGAGTTACATATACAGAAATACATGATACTCTAGGCGATTTGCAAAGCAGAGTAAAATTGTTAGAAGAAAAAGCATCATTATACGAAAGATTAAAATGAGTTTAACTAAAAACAAATTAATACAACATGCATTGGGCTTAGAGATAGATGGAGTAGTTGGTCCAAAAACAATAGCAGCAATTAAAGAACTTCAATCTAAAAATGGATTAGTAGTTGATGGTGTTGCCGGTAATAAAACAATGCTTTATGTATATGCAATAATTGCAGAGAAAGAGCATAAAGAATTAAATAGACAAACATTCTTCGATACACTAAAAGAACAAAAACTATTTTCTTCATTTACTCAATCTCAGGTAGATGGTATCAACACTATACTAGATGTTATAAGTAAAAATACTATAACTGAACAAGCATATATGTTGGCCACTATTTATCATGAATGTGCTAGAACAATGCAGCCTATTAGTGAATACGGCAAAGGTAAAAATTACGTATACGGTAAATGGCATATACACAATGGTAAGAATGCATGCTATACAAACGGATCAAGAACCAAAGTATATTATCAGTCAGACCTAGACCATTTTTACTATGGCCGAGGATATGTTCAATTAACATGGCTGGATAATTATGAAAAAGCTAAAAAATATATTGGTCAAGACTTTGTAAATAAACCAGAGCTAGCATTAGATCCTACAAATGCTGCTAAAATTATGTTATGGGGAATGACATACGGATGGTTTACTGGTAAAAAATTATCAGACTACATAAGTATGTTTGATGCCAATTACTCAGAAGCCAGAAGAATTATAAATGGCACAGATAAGCAATTAGCTATTGCAAGTTATGCAGACAAATTTGAAACAGCTTTAAGAAAAGCTAAATAAAAAAAGAAAGCCTATAGCAATTAAGCTATAGGCTCTTTATTTATGAGATACATTCAATAATTTTATTATAGATATCTTCTGAACTATAATTTTCATACGCATCAAGACATTCATCTAAAGATAAAGTTCTGCTATTCAGCTTGTAAACAAGAAAAGAATATTTTTCATATGTTTTAATAAAATCGTTTAACAAGGATTCACCCCAAACGCGCATATTTGATTCTATCTTTCTAGAAGCCATTAATAGGCTAAGATCTTTTACTGTAGTGATACCAATAGAGTCAATAACATCTTCAATATCTTTTGAATTAAATAATGTCTTTATTAAAAATTTTAAAAACTCAAATTCATTATTTTCAATTAGTAAACCGCTATTATACAGTCTTTCTATATTCTCAGATTGACCAGTGTCAATATCTGATAAAACATCTTTGGATATCAATACAAAGAATTTATTAATCCCGTCCTCTATATCCGAACGTACATAATGCATAAAGACACCTATAAATTAAAATTATTTATTATTCTTAAATAGCATTGACATGCCTGGGAGCCATGATATAAATCCGGCCATTTTTATAAAAGTAATTTTCTGAATATCCATATTAAATCCTATAAATCATTAGTATCTCTAAACCCTAAAAATATTGGAAACCTTGGAGCATCTTTAACTCCAACTTCAAAACACTTAAATTTAGCAAGCTTACCAATATAAGACTCTTTATTATTCCATATTTCTAAACGCTCTTCATGAGTGAACCCAGAACCAATATTGAATTCAATACCATTGAATTTACATATTAAAGATCCAAGTCTACCATTTGGAACTAATCCATCTTTAGAAGAAGATCTTTCAGTATGACCAAGTTCATTCTTTTTAGCTTCGTTAAGATTCTTATATTCTTCAACAAATCCTATTATAGTAGCTTCATAATCACTAAATCTTTTGAGTTTAAGGATTATTCCTTCTTTTAAGGTAGATCGCCCTAATTTGTATTTACCATTATAATCTCTAATCATTATACCTTCATAACCGGCATTAAGACAATGCTCTTCATATTCAAGTATATCATTATTGTTATTACAAATCCTGTATTCAAGATTTTCAAAAAGATGGTCATCAAAAGTTGGTATAGATTTTAATCTATCTATATAAGGCTTATCAAGATTATTTATATCTAAAATGTCAAATACGTTTATTACAAATTTATGAGAATCATCTTCTTCTTTGTCAAATGAATTAACATAAGATGTAGTTATCCTGTAAACATTTGGATCAGTTTTATTAACTACAGTTATTTCGCCATCAAAATTAATATTTTTATATTTAGAATTTGAAAATTTATTTATAAGAGCTTTATTTCGTATAGGCTTCATAGATCGGCTATATAAGGTACCATCTAAAGCTAAAACTCTTACACCATCTACTTTGGGGCTACAAATAACAGGATAATTTAAATTATATAAATGCTTTTCTTCTACAGGAGATGCGAGCATAGGCTTAATAATCAAATTTATTTACCTTTAAGAGAATTAATAACTTCCATTACAATTCTAGAATCAAATTGGCCATCATAATTAGCTTTCATATGCGCCATGATTTGTCCTATTGATTTCTTATCGTTTAAATCTAAACCAGATGCCTCAGAAAAACTTATTACAACATTAGATATTTCATCATTAGACATTTGTTTAGGAAGAAGAGAAGATACAAATTCTATTTCATACTCAGTTTTATTTATAAAGGCTAAAGCTTTATCAGATTCAGATTCTTCTATATTATTAATTCTATCAGAAAAATCAATAAGAGTTTTAGTTAAACTTTTATAGAATGATTGTAAAGCATCCAAAACAACTTTAGATTCAAAATCTTTATCTGTATTATTATGAAGTTTACCATCATTTTCTATTTTAGAAATAATAAGTGCAAGAATATTTTCTTCTACTTTATTCTTCTTTTTAAATGATTCTACTTTAAGTAATTTAAGTTGTTCTAAACTATATTCTTTCATATAAAACCCTTAAAATAAAAAAGAGGACTATAGAGTCCTCTTATTCTTTAATGCAATAGAGATAAGTTCAATACCGTCTCTATTAAGCCTTATATCACTATCTTCTATATATATCTTTTTATCATCTTTTGAAATTAGATCTGTTATATCAATATAAGTATCATATTCATTTTTAGCATTTTTAGACCGCATAAACTCCAATACTTCTTTTTGAAAGCAATATGGAATAGATGAGCCGAAAAAGGTAGAAAACTTTATTCCGTAAGATATATCATATTTATCAAGTGATATACGGATAAATTTATAAAAAGTCCTACTCATTATTTCAGACCAATTATCATTTATCAAATCTCTTATGTATTCGTTTTTATAATATCCTGATCTAGAAAGCATATGATTTAGAACAGGATCTTTTTTATCGCTTTGTAAAAGCGAGAGGCATAAATCTTTATTATTATATATTTTAAATAAATATTCAGTACCCCTCAAATAGTTGCCATCTTTAACTAGATGATCCAATTTTAATCCAGAGTATAGGGTAGCTATTCCATAATCTCTGGACAATTTAGAACCAGTAAACTTGGCCAGTTTTTTAATATTTTGATATCTTAGTTTACTAGTTAAATATTTTCCTTTAGACATTTTGTAATCTATAGGAAGGATATTGCTTATTAAATCTTTTTTCTTTTTGAGTTATAAAATCAAGAAGAAAGTTTATTATTCTTTTAGCGACAATAAGCATTGCCTGAAACGTTAAGATACCTAAAAATTTTGAAACAGAAACCATAAAAATAAAACGAAATACTTCAATTTTAATACTATTCTATTTTACTCTCATCAATGCGAAGTATGTAGCCATCATGAGAGTCCGGACTAAGAATTGGCTCTATAGTAAATGTTGCGCCGCAACTATGAGAAATTCCATGAATAAAATTTAATTCATGAATGTCATTCCATACTAGTGATAATGACCACTCCAATGGTGTACCACAAAGGTGACATGACGTCATTAAAGCTGATTCTATTGAATCAAATTCCATACCGTCTTCAGCTTCTATACAATTATTTAATAGCATATTTAATCCTGAAGGTCTTTTAAATAAGGTTTATAAATAACCTTAAGAAAACCTGCAAATCGTTTATCAAAAGTATTTTTAATAATAAATGTTTTATCATTATCTTCCGGAACGAAAGATTCTGAAATATGAGATGATAATTCAATATCTTTAAAATTTTTATCAGTTGTAATATTTATTATTATACCACCATTATTTACAATGGCGTCATATTCATTTTTAAATCTAACATCTGGAACAATAATTATATCAGATTTAGATTTATTAACCTTCATCATAAAGATATCAACCCATAAGGAATCAGAAACAGAGTTTCTTCCCCATTCTGTCCCAAGAGTTTGCATAAGCTTTCTTAAGGAAACTCCTAATTCTGGAATAACATCTTCTTTTGTCCAAGATTTATAAATATAGTCAACATCCACTATTGCTTTAAGCATATCTCTTACGGCATCACCAAAGGATATAATTTCAGCATTTGGATATTCAGATTTAATTATATCTGCGGCATAGTTTTTACCACTATGGGCTTTGCCACAAAAGCCGATTATTTTCTTCATATTTTGTTTCCATTAACTGCAACTATATTTACAAAACCCCATGTATCATCTACATCGATTGTTATATCTATAGTTCCTACAGAAGAAGCAATAGCTTCTTGCTGCTCATCATTAAAATTTAAAGAAAAGTGAGAGAGTTTTTCTCTCCCACTTTCATTGAGCGAATATTTCAGATCAATTAACATATTTATTTTTACAAGATAAGATAATCTAAAGCCTTATTAATGCCAAGCATAATGAAATCTCTGGCAGTCTCAGACTGAGGTTCAATAGGAGCGGGCTCAACATAAGTATTTTCTGGTGGAATGCGTCCATATTTTTCCATAAACCTTTCATTTCTCCAAACTCTATTATTAACTTCGGCAAGACTTTGCCCAATAGAGGCATTAACAATATCTTTTATGCTTATAATCATAAGCTACAACTCTCACAATGTTCTTCTTCTTGAGAAGCGACAGGTTCAACTACCTCTGCCTTTGTTTGAGAATCGCCATTATACAATGACACATCCATTGTATCTTGGTTATTATTATAATAAAGTGTCTTTAGACCATAAGCATAGGCAAGGTATAGTTCATTAATAATAGATGTAACTGGAACCTTGTCATTTGAAAAATTCTTTCTATTAGTATAAGTATTAGCAGATATGGCTTGGTCGGTATATTTTTGCAAAACAGCAACTGTTTTTATATAACCTTCATTATTTTTCCAATCCCATACTATATCATACTTATCTTTTAATCTTATTAATTCAGGAACTGTAAATTTAGCAACAGTTTCTTTGCCGCCTTTACTTTGAATTAAAGCTCTAACGGGTTCAATACCGTTTGTTGTACCTGATCCAGAAATTTTAGCAGAAGTTTCAGCAGGGAATAATGCTATCATAGATGCATTTCTTACACCATATTTTTTAACTTCATTTCTTATTTCATCCCAATCATAATATTCTTTATGAGGGATTATATCTTCTAGCGCGGGTTTACGGATATCTAAAGGCAATATACCTTCTGCCCATTTTGTATCCATCCATCCTTTACATGGACCACGTTTTTTAGCTAATTCAATAGAGGCTTTAATAACTGCATGAGAATATGTTTGCATCCAATAATCAGTTAATTCAAAATTATTATTATAGTTTAGATTATTTTTAGCAAGCCAATATGCGAACCCAGTTATACCAAGACCAATAGGTCTAAATAAATTATTATGTCGCTTAGCAGCACCAAACGGATGTTCTTGATAACTTAATATATTATCAATGGCATTCATCATTACATCTGCAATATCATAAAAATCATCAGGACTATTAACTGCGCCCCAATTAATACCACCAAGATTACATAATGCTATAAGCCCATCAATATCGTATTTCTCTGTAGTGCTATCATATTTAAATTCTAAATCGGCAGTAGGTAATGCAATTTCCATACACAAATTACTAGAGAATATAGGATACTTATCTTCATTATAAGTAGACTTCTCATTAAGAGTATCAGCAAATCCTATATAAACTCTTCCAGTACCAATACGCTCAGCAACAAGAAGTTCAATATATCTAGATGACGGAACAGCAATTTTATTTATTTTAGGATCAGCTACACAACGATTATATTCTTTAGCAAATTCAGATAGCCTAGAAGAATAAAAAAGTTTCCAAAGCTTAGGGACTTCTGGCGGATCAAATAAATAAATATCTTCATTATTGCGAATTTTATGAAGAATAAATCCATTAATCCAAATAGCATGATCACTATGCTTCATAGAGTCAGCATCAGGTCTAGCACTATTTTTATAACTTACAGTATCAAGAAAATCTTTATGTAATCCATGCCAGTGGAAAGTTATGCTACCTTTACGAACACCACCTTGAGAACAAGACAAAGCAGCACGTTCTATTGATTGAGCATGATACAATGCTCCAGTATTGATAGCAGCACCATTTCTTATTGGAGATAATTTACCTCTAAGATCACCGGTGTGGATACCTAATCCAGCTCCAAGAGTAGCATATCTACGTGCAGCCATATCGACCGCAGAGATCGAATCAATTGAATCCCCTGTCTTGATAACAACACAGCTACTAAATGCTCTTGTAGGCGTTCTGAGCCTAGCTAAATGAGGCGTAGGAATATTCCACACACCTTCGGATAAATATTTATATGCCTTTACGACATATTGAAGTCTTTCCTCTTTAGAGTATAATTTATTCTCATTAAGGAAATACATCATTGCAACACACATATATGATATTTGAGGAGTTTCAAAATAAGTACCTGCTGCACGATTCTGAACAAGATATTTCTTTTCCCATTCAAGTGCACCAGAGATACTAAAATTAAAATCTCTATCATGATCGATAAGTGTATCTAAATACTCAATTTCTTCTTCAGTATAATTAGCCAAAAGGTCTTCAGTATACATACCAAGATATGTATTTTCTTTTATTATAGAAAGAAGACTATCAGGTGTAAAATCACCATAGGCTTTTTTACGAAGATCAGACATTAAAATCCTTCCTGCAACTATAGCATAGTCAGGATTATTTTCAGAAATTAGAGACTCGGCTGAGTCTCTTAATGCCTTATTAATATTATCAGTAGTAATACCATCGTAAATAAGAAGATCAGAATTCATTGCAATATCAGACATTGATGCATCTAACCCATCGCAAACAAATTCTAAAAATTTATTTATTTTTTCAGGATTATATTCTACTTTTAAACCATTACGTTTTACTACAATCATAGTGTTTTATTTGCAATTTTCTCTTGGATCATTTTATTATCACCAAGATACACTAATTCTTTCTCTTCAGTATATTTAAATATCTGCGGAACAGTTTTAGGACGAGGAAGGCCCAAACTATCAAATATACTTAACAATTCATCTTTAAGTTCAGGATGTTCGTCAACATATAAGACTTCAACAACTTCTTCAAAATCATCAAGATAGGACTTTAAAGAATGTAAAGCCTCTTTGCAATGAGGACAATTATTTTTTGAATAAATTTTAATTTTCATTAAATAACCCTTTAATCTCTTTGGTGGATACACCAGGAGTGTCATGTTCTATATCATCAGGCAAACCAAGATTAATCATAGTTAATCCTTCACGATAATCACCAGATCCATAGTCAACAATACCTTTTTCATATGTGGTAATTTCTACTTCTTGAGGAGCTGGTTGATCACCCATATCATTACCAAGCCACTTATTAATCCATACAATAGGGTTTTCATGTACAGACTCAAATCCAGCAACTTCTTCTAGAGTGCCAATTTCAAAATATTCTAATCTTGTAGTGGCAAGATAACAAAGATATTTAAACAATATCTTTTCATTCAATCCGAATATTTCACCTTCTTTAAATAGGTATTTTGCCCATTCTGCTTCTTCAAGAATAACAGTGCGCCACATTTCTTTAACGGCTTTTATTACTTCAGGATCTTTAGCAATAAGAGCAATATCAGGATCGTCATTTTTTACTATTTTTATAAGATTATTAGTTATAGCAACATGCACTTTCTCATCGCGGGCGATAAGAGTTATAATCCGGGCAAGACCTGGAAGTACGCCATTTTTACCAAATGCAAAACTGCAAGCAAATGAAATATGAAATCTTAATGCCTCTAATGAATTAGCAGCATGTAGTGCCAAATAAATAGCTTTACAAGCTTCATATCTAGAAACTTTATTCTCATAAAATAATTGAACTTTTTCTATAGCGTCATCATAATATTTAGCAATAGAATCAGAGCATGTAACAATCTCTTTAATATCCAATACTGTATCTAAAACCTCTTTAGGTTGAGAGAAACTTGATTGGATAATATGAGTATACGATTTACTATGTAAAGTCTCATATGCACTCCACCATTTAACACATGCTTCTAGCGTAGGATCGCTAGTAGCTATGCCAAATACTAAATCAGGAGCACGTCCCATAATACTATCTAGCATTATTTGACGTTTAATATTAGATATAACTATATGTTCTTGGGCCTTAGTTAGACTACTGAAATTGGATCTATCTTTTGACATGTCAATCTCTTCAGGACGCCAAAAGAATCCAAGTTGTTGATCTAACAACTTAAGAATAACGGGATATTTAGGATCATCAAAACGCTGAATAGATAAACCACTTTGTTTATTTAAAAATAGTGTATCAGATACAGCATCTCTATTAAAAACTTTTGAAGACATTATTAAACCTTTTTATTATTGTTATTATTCTTTAGGCATATGCCTAATAAAATGGATCGTATATATCAGTATAAAAATATTAATATAATAGACCCAACTCAGCCTGGAGCTGCTGGTGATACATGCAGATCTGGCTGAGTCCCTGTACAATCCCAAAGCGATTGTACAGGAAACATAAAATATAAATCCCTAAGGATTTAAGCAGGCTACTTATTTCGCCTGCTATTTTTATATTCGAGATAACGTTTATGTCTTATCTCTTTAGCTTTTTCGTTTATAGGATTAGTATGATTATCATCCAATACGAAATAATCATACTCTACTCCTGGATCTGGTATAGAATCTATCAAAGACTTTAATTCTTCTTTAGTTTTAGGACAGTCCCACTGATTTATCCTTAATAACCTGATACCCATTCCAGCAGCTATAGAATCCTTTTTGGAATCCTTTAGTTGTTGAAATAAAAATCCGTTTTCATCGCCATGAAAATGCTTTACAAATTGAGTATGCTGTTTTCCGTCAAGCTCCACAACTACACCTATTTGTTTTACAAAGCAATCAAAACGCATTCCGTTTGGAAGAGTAGCCTCATAAATCACATCATAATATGGATACAGTTCTTTAAGAAATCTATAGATGATTCGTTGCTCTTCAGAGCCGCGATTATCAGCACTCATGATTTAAGCTTGCCGGTAAAATTATAATTCATACCATCAATTGCAATACCAAGTCCATTATCAAAAAAGAATTTATGATAAGCATCAAATGCATCATCATTTTCTATTTTTGCAAAATTATGAGGAGCAAATTTCCAAATGGCATCTTTATCAATTATCCTATTGATATAATATTTACCAGTAGAAGTATCAACAATACATGCTACTTCATCATTATCGTCTTCTAGAACGGATACTACAAGTTGAGTATCGCCAGTTCCTTCAACTATCCATCCTTGACTTAAAGGGGCCATATGAACTATTTTCATCGTTTATCTCCATATCCAAGCAAGAAGAACATAGTCATAACTATAATTATAGATACAGATACGCAACCAATAAATACTAATGGGCCAAGAAAAACTACTGCCCAAGAAATATTTATTATTCCGATCATTTTAAATATGCTTAAAGCAAGTATCATTCCTGATATATATCCAAATAAAAATGGCCGTATATCATCTCTTACTCTATATATTTTCATTTTATATCCTATATATAGGGATCATATCTTTAATAGAACACACGTTATTATATTTACAAGTTCTACAAAAGATAAGATTACTGGTAAATGTTGGATCTGCTCTACAGAAATTAATAGCAGACTGAACATTAACTTTATTGATAGGAATTCTTTGTAATGAGATAGTATTACCCTCAGAAAAAGGAATTACTACTTCATATACATTTAGTAAATTTAATCCAAGATCATTAAAATGATTTATTATATGCAATACTCTCGGATTAGATATAGTTCGGGCATTATTTCTTGCACCAAATACTTGGGGAGTTAGTATAAAAACTTCTATCCCATCTTCACTAACAGTAATTAAGTCTACATATTGTTGATAACATAATCTAGGATTTCTACCATATGATAAATATATTTTCTCTTTAGAGATAAAACCAGCAGAATTTTTTATTTTATCTTTTAATATTTTAATACAAGAAACAAAGCTAATATAAAGAGTCGATAAATATTTTATTTGAGAATCGTTTATATTAAATATCTTTAATTCTTCTGTATTATCTATATGCGATGCAAGTTCAGATATATCTACATTTGGATCTTTTAAAAAAATATTAAAAGCTTCAAATATTTTAATACCGCAAAATTCTTTAAATCTTAAATTATTGTTATTAATGCCTTCAAAATCTACTATAAATTCTGGATAATGTAAGGCAACATCATCATAATTAGACATTGCCTTACAAAACATTGATACTGACAAATGATTAAATGAATTAAAATTAGGAACAGTTTTTGGTAAATCAAAACCTTTAAATTCTACTTTGCCAGCAACTAAATCCTCTTCTAATTCATTATTAAACATTACATTCCTTCTTCATAAGCAGTATTTTCAGCTACAATGGTTTTATACTCAGTCTCCGTTATTTCAACAAAGAATGCCTTTTCTGGCCATGATTTAGTGTATATATTACCTTTAAATGCAGCTATTTTATTTTTACCTACGGCCCATTCTACAATAGGGCGTTTATATCGTTTAGGATCGTCAGGGTCAATATGATAAGCAGTGGCCTTTTCTCTTAAACCATGAAGCTCATTCCAGCCGTGCATAATTAAATTACTATCATATACAAGACTATTTGACTCAGCAATATTATTATTATCCGGTTTTTGATCAAGAGGCATCTTTGTATATTCTACAGTACTAACAATAGTAGAATTATATTTAACTGCCAATGCTTTTACTTCATGAGATAAAGTTTTATACTTTTCTCTACCTTCAGAACCATTATTAAGTTGAACCAAATGGAAATTATCTAAAAAGAAGTATAATCTTCTGTTAGGGTATTTATCACGATATGTTCTAAGAAGCGTTTCAATAAAATCTAAACTTCTACCGTCTATTGAGTCATAAAGTACAAATCTATCTTCTCTAGCATAAGATAAATATTTCTTATAAAATATTTCTCTTTCATCTTTAATAGATGCATAAAGAACGGGGTTGTCTTTGTGTAAATCTGGTTTAGCAAATTTATTAATATCCAATAGCTTAAACAGATACATATCATTATTTTCCCATGCCCTTAGGCATGAATCAAAACAACAAATACGCGGAAGGAGTTCTTTAGCGCTATCATCAATAGATAAGAATACAACCATAGAATCTGGATTATTTTCTACTATTCTCCATGCTAAATTAACCTCCCATGAAGTTTTACCAACATTTGATCCGCCGCCAATGAATATTACTTTATCGGATGTATCACCATCAGTAGCAGCATTAAGAGAATGAAATTGTGGTTTACCCCAATTAATAAGGCTAAAGCTATCAGTATCTTCTTGATATTCTTTAATAGCTAGAATATTATTAATGCGAGAAGAAGTTTCCATTATCCCAGCATTAAAATTCTGATTAATTTCATAAATTTCAGTAAGAGCTTCATTAAGCGCTAATTCAGGATCAACAGAAGATTCATCAAGATTGCGTACAAGATTTTCTAAAACACGTTTTTTAGCATTTTCAACTTTACGAGTTTTATCAGATTCAGTTTTTTCGATTTCATCTCTAATAACTTTATCACTATATCCAGTATACATTGCAAGCTCATTAATCATTCGTTCTCTACGAATGTATGATGGCTCAGCACATATAATAGGAATTACTGCTAGTGATATAACCTCAGGATCGGTATCAGAATCAAATCTTTGTAATCTCCAAGAAAAAGAATCTATAACTGGCAAAGCTTTAAAAGCTTCTTTGCCATGTTTCCTTATATATTCATCTGGATCGGTCTTTATTTTATTGCCATCTTCGTCATATTCATCTGGCAAAAATATAAATTTTATTTTAATATCATGTATCTTAGATGCAACATCATCAAGAATTGCTTTAGCTTTTTCAGTTCCAGCATCATCATTGTCAAGACATATAATAATTTCATAAATAGCATTGCGGCGTAATGTATTTAAATGATGTTCAGAAAAATTCAAACCGCAAATACCAACAGCATTAGTAATGCCATTATTATGTAGTGATAATGCATCAGAATTTCCTTCTACAACTATAACGCTTTCATTACGTTTAGCTTTATCTAGAAGATATAATCTTTCCTTTTTGCGGTATATATTTTTCTTAATATTAGATATTGTAGATCCAATAAATTTTGGGCCATTTATAAAGTTGCCTGTACTTTCATCAACTTTTCCATCATAAGCAAGATTCCTTGCTTGGAACGCAACAGGACGACCATTGTCATCACATATAGTATAAATAATATTATTAGAATTAAATATACGCTTATTGCTTAAGTCAATCTCATCTATAAATGACGCCATATAACCACAAGATTTAAGATGCTCTCGCAATTTATTAACGTCATTACATATGCCAACTTTATATGCTTTCATAAATTCTCTTGAAAAGCCTCTTTTTTTCATTTCAGCTTTTTGAAGATCATTAAAATCTTCTTGAGAAATTATATAATTTGCAGCAGCTTCATATGCTTGATACATATTTAATTCATATATATCATCTTCACTAAGCTTTTTATATACAAGCTCAACACCATATTTATCTGCAAGATATGTAGCAGTATTGTCTATTAAGCCTGCACCCATAATAGGTCTGCCTTCTAAGACATTTGCTACATTAAATATATCCATGACAGTATTACAGCCATGACAACGAAGAAGAGGATATCCCTCTTCAGTAGTAAACATAGACATAGATGGCGTATGATCATCATGGTCTGGAGATAGGCATCTTATTTTATGCCCATCTTTAACATCATGACCATGTTCCTCTAAATACTGAGGAAGAAACATACGCAACTTATCCATCTGAGTCTTAAAATCAGTAAGTTGCTTAATAGACATTATTATATTACTCCGCTGAGTCTACTTTATCATCATTTGCAGCAGATGCAGTCTGTACAGCCTCTGCAGCTTTTTCAGCATCAGCAAGAGCTTCTTTTTGCATCAACTCAATTTGTTCTGTAACTTTAGCAGAAGTTTTAGCAATGGAAGCAGTTAGTTCTTCTTCAGTAATAAATTTTTTCTGAATCAAAACATCCATAAGAGAAGATGCTAAAATACTTAGATTAGCAATACCTTCCTCATGACTAATTACGCCGTTAGAAAGATTGCTAACAGCAGCAGTTAATTGCTCTAATGTATAGACTTGTGTGTTATTATTTTTTTGTGTCATTTTATTACTTTCATTAAGCTAATGATTCTTGTTGTTTTAAACATAAAGTTTTATAATTGCAATACGAACATTGCCAATCACCAATAGGATATTTCTTTTTATTAGATTCCCATTTTTCGTAATTGGTTTTTGCAATCTCTCCAGCATTGTATAACCTGATAACTTTTTCATCAGAATATACATGTTCGTAATCTGGACGAGGAGGAACTTCTTGACTTTCTCTTAAAGAGTTAATCAATTCTGTATATCTAGCAAGAAGATTTTCCATCGTTATTCCAGGCATATCATATGAAAATGATGCACCTTTAGAATTCTTACAATCAATATGAATAAGGGTTTTACCCTCTTCAACTGGATTAAGTGTAATCCAAAATTCTTGATTATTTTCTGGACCAGCACAACTTCTATCAAAATAAGTTAAAAGAACTCTTTTAACTCCACCATTCTCTGGTTTAGAAAAATACATCAAGTATAATGCAGCTTGCATCACATTTTGTACTTTAGGTGTAGGAGTGCGCCCAGATAATCCAATTAATTCAGACTTAGCTTTATAGTTATTACTACTATAAGTCTTAGATTCTATAATTATAACTTCATCGGTTTCTGGATCTCTAACAACAATATCAACTTCACCAGATAAATAATATTCCGGTAGTGACCATTTTACACTGTTAGCTTCCCAGATTCCCATCTGTTTACATTGCTCAGTAAGCCAATCTTCCCATAAATTACCAGCAGCAAATATATATTGACTATATTCACCAGATGGATCGCTTTCTTTATAACCTGCACAACGATACCATTGTTGTCTCATACATGCACCATAAATAATAGATGGATTATCCATATCTCGACAACTAGCAGCACTAGGATACATTGTTGGTAATCTTTTTGCTTTAAGGGCTGGCTTACGTACTAAATGATTATTTAATTTATTAAAAAAATGCATTTAAATATTTACCATTATTGAGAAACTTTTCCACACTTACAACACTCTTTATATGAGCCTCTATTGTAAGTTTTTATTTCTTTGTATTTCCAATTATGGATACAAAATAAATTATTATGTATCCATTTATAAATTAAATGAATATAATACATATTAATATTCAGTTAAAAAATCTATAACAGAGATCGGTAAATAGTTAGACATATTAATTGTATGTATATGCCCATCAATAACAAATACAACTTTACATTCTATTAATCCATCATCTGCACGAAATAACCAAAAATGATGATCTTCGCCAAAATTAAAAAAGGAAAAATCAGCATAAAGCTCCATTTGATATACACTATCTCTAGTTTGAGTCATTGCAATAATAGCTTCTTTAAATTTTGTCTTATTAATAGAAACACCAACTATTCTATTCCCATTAACAGATACAGCAGCAGAAATATCATGAGAATATGCATCTATTATTTCTTCATACTGTTTAAACGTAGTTTTAAATACAAAATTATTATAACTATCAATATAAAATTCTTTTTTCATTAGAAGCTTTCATATATTATTATTTTTCT